GCGGCCCGGATAACTTCCCAGCGAGTTTTCATGGTCTGAAGATTACGTGGGATATCGAATGGGGCCTGACCGGCTAGGGCCGTAGAGGCACCGTCTTCCCAGAGCGTGACACGCTCACCTTTCGCTGTCTCGTACTCAAGAGTCTCGCCCGGCTCAAGGAATTCGCCGGACGGATAGTGCCGCACGCCGTTGACCGAGAAGGTCTGGTTGAAGGGATGGACGTAATCGGGATTATCATCACAGTCCCAGATCGTGGTCGGGGGATAATGTAGTTCACCGTCAGGTCGCTTCGCAGCTTTCATTTCGCCGAGTGTCGTGATCTGGTGGAGAGTGTCCGCGCCAGCAACACCATAGTAGAGATCGATGTCGGCCGAGAACATAGCCATGTAATCGTTCTGACCACCAGTGCCACGGTCATCGTAACACTTCATGTAGCCGAGCTTATCCATCCAAGTGAGGGGAATCTGAATACGGTAGTAGTGACAGGCTCCCCTGTTCGCGATGCGATTGTTTGCCCAGAAAAACATATCTAGTCTTTCTCCAGGTACTCAGCAGCCTTACGAAGCAGCACGGGCGAGTCCTGGAATTGCCCGATGGCTAGATTACATGTCTCGCACAATAGCCCACGTTGCGCCACGTGAGACCAGCCTTTCTAGACGATGATCTTGCCTCGGGTATCCCACTTCTTGAGTGGCCCAGCAAGGAGTGCGTAAAAGAAATCCTTGTTCAACTTGACCACGCCATCCGTTGTGTCAGTCATGTACAAAAGTCCGTCATCCATCGGCTCACCAGTGAGCGGATCGATGCGAGCGAAGGTATCGAGAATGACCTTCCAGATCGCTGGGTCTACGTTATTTGCGACCAACTGGAACTGGCGGGTCGGATCGAAACCGCCCGCCTTCGTGAACTTCGTCAGCTTATCCATTGACTGAACGATGTCTTGTCGCTCACGTACGCCAGCCATTTTCTTCCGCATGTCTGGCGACCGCAATTCGAGATCGTCACTCAGTAGCGCCGACTCTAGAACGCTGAAGAGGTGCGCGTTGCTACGGCGGATTCGATTGATCTTAACGTCGCTCACGCGACACCTCCCAGGTTACTCGTCCAGTGGTGGTTTCTTGTTCGCCTTACGTGCCTTACGTACAGCTTCAGTTGCTGACGCAGCACCACCGCGTCCCGCAACGTAAGCCTTCTCGGTTTTGTCCATCCCCTTAGCCTTACCGCGGAATCCAAGGGTTTCGTCCATTGCTTCATCACCCGTTTTCTCGGCGGGTGCTGAGTAGTTACCTACCCGTGCGATTGGAGACTTGCGAGCCATTACTTCTCCTTGTCCTTCTTGAGGGACTTGAACATCTTGTGCAGCCGGTCGATGTGCGACTTTGCGGCCTTGGCTTCAGGTTTCTCGGGAACGACTTCGGCTGGCAGGAGCTTGGCTCCGTCACCCCCGAGTCCGCTATACTCACGAGCATGGTCGCCAAGCGTATAGAGAGCATCATGCATCTCTGATAGCTTTTCCTCATGTGGAGCCCGTTTGATTTCCATCGGACTCTTGCGTGCGCTAGCCATGTTACTTACCAGCGCCCGGCATATCCGGAACGGGATTCGAACCAGACTTGGCCTCGACGTGGGTCTTGTCAACCCTCGGGCCGCCCTGTCCGACGTAGCCAGGAGCAGCCTGATCGGTACCCGGAGACTGATAGCCCTGCATGTAGCCCGGGTCGTTCTGCGACAGGCGCGAGGAGCCCTCGCTGCCCGGCTTCTGAATCTGATCGTGCGACGGTGAGGGAACAGCGTCGCTGCACCCGTCAACGTTGCGGTCCACACCCTCGGCAGAACCTTCCTGCCCAGGCCTGTGGAAAATGTCGTGAGATGGCTTCATGTTCATGCGTTTCTCCTTCTTCCGTTTCCGCGTGCGGATACGGTGACAGTTAGAACAGACCAGTTCACACTTAGCGATCTCAGTCTGCATTTCTTCTTCTGTACGTTTCAGGACACCTCTACTTATCCGGAAAAGTTTCTCTCCACGCACATGATCAAAGTCCATGCACTCAGGTGGAAAGACACCTCCACAGTCCATACAGGGTCGCTTCTTCAGTTCGTCAATCGGAATAAGAGCCCTTACATACCGCCGCTGCTCACTTTCCCGGGCTTGTTGATTTAATTTCTCTCTGTGTTTTGCCCGATAGGCACGGTAGTATGCAGCAGAATTACCCATGATTGCGTAGGTCTTTCCCATTAGCGAATTGACCCATCAGATCGACCGGATAGTCGGGCTGATCGCCGAGTGACTTGCTGTTGTCGCCGTCGCGCAATGCGCCGACGTTCTTCGTGCCCCCGAGGGTATCAGCCAGGAGAGCCTCACCTTCGAGAGTCTCGGCTGGGAACCCCGCGTTCTCAGCGATACCGCGAATAGCGGGCTCCAACTGAGGAATCATGGGACGCCGGAGGTTATCGGGAGCGTTCTCGTCCGATACCTGCGGAGTGACACCACCGCCCGGTTGATCGGGGCGTTTAGTGGGAAAGCCGTAATCTTGTCGAGCCATTTGCTCTCCGATGGCGGAAATCGCGAACAGATTCGCGAAGTGCCTTGATGAATTGCCGTTTCTTTGTCGGCCCAAGATAAGGCCAAAGATGGCGCATTACTTGTAGTGCGCCGCTACTGGACCCAATTTGCCAACGGTATTGATCAAGCGTACCAGTAGAAGGTTTGATCGGAGCCGCGACCCAACCGAGTTGACCGACAGCATTCCGAAATCGGTTAAGATGGAAGGGAGCTTCAGGTCCACACTGAGTGACAACAAGGAAAAGTTGTGTGCGAGCGACTTGGCCACGGTAAGCCTTACGATGTGAAACACTTGTACAACCTTCTCCATCGAAGAAACCTGCGGCCCATGCTCTTTCTGTTACGCTCATAGACTAGCCTCCATGAGAATCTGAGAAGGAGTGGGTGGGCTAGCACCCACCCCTTCCAGATGTGTCTTACGAGAAACTCGTAAGTTGAAGCAGCACAACAGTTTACGTGACCGCGCTCTTGTTATTGACCGCGAGCAGTCTACCATTAGCCTTCTCGTTCAGCACTTCCAGCGTCACTTCGCCCACAACGACACCAGCAACCGAGTCACCCCGGCGACCGATGAGGTTGTGCTGCATAGGACGCAGCCATGCCAAACGATTGATGCTCCGCTGCAAGAAGAACATCTGACCACCCGTATTGGTGGCAGAGGCAGTTGCAGTCGAGGTATTGCTGGACTCGGGAACCCAACGGTTGAGCACGATCTGGATCAGACCGAAGTCCGAGTCGTAGAAGTCGATACCCGAGATGAGCCGCTTGTCCACAGAAGCGATGTTGCGGTTCTGCTGCGGCAGCGTGAACGCGCTGACCTGACGCTTGACCTTCGGCGACACGTACACCTGCTCAGGATTACCGCCCGAGCTATAGATGGTGTTGAGCATATCGTTGAAGTCCTGCGAAGACAGGACACCGTCGTTGCTAGCCCCGCCACCAGTGGCATACGCCGTGTTGGTGGTGATGAAGGACTGGAAGCCACGCAGAACGCGAGCCGTGCCAGAAGCGGCGGTCGCGGTCGTCAGAGCACCGAACACGATTCGTTCGAGCTTGATGGCGAGCCGCTTGACAGCCTTTTGAATCTGGTAGGCATAGACATCCTTGAAGCCCGCAGCCGCGATGGCCCGCTGGGTCTCGGAGACGCCGATATCCTGACGCAGAATCATGGTCACGTTGAACACGCGGTCAGGGACGGTCGTACCGTCCAGAGACCAGTCGGCACCTTCCACAGCGCCCGAGGTACCGATACCGGTATCGTCGAGGCCAGTGAAGAGGGTGTCCGTGAGCCACTGGTGGTAAACGTGCTGACAAGGAACCTTCGGAGCCTGACTCGTCCAGGGCGTATCCCCTTGCTACTTACGTAGTTGGACTGTATCATCACCTCGGTTCAATCGTTGAATCTTCTCTATGATCCGCAGCCGCCGTTCCCTGGCACTCTGCCGTCTGGTTAATGTCCGATAGACAAGAGCCAGTCTGGCTTGCTGCTGCTTCACTTTTAAGAAGGGGACGATCAATTTCAGGAACCAGTCGGTTGTTTCACCGGTTGGATGCCATTCATAACAGGTCCGATTACCGGGCCCGGATCGTTCCTGAGTCCATCCTCCGAAGGTTTCTTCAAACCAACGGATAAGTGTCCGATTAGTGTTCGTCACTCCGATTCGGAGTTCCGGATATTTCTCGTGACTATGGACTGTTCCACCGACATGACCTTCGCCGTCGAAGATACCAGCAGCGTAAGCGATGTCTGTTCGATTGATTTTGCGAGGGAGTAGCGTGCTAGTCTCTGAGGATGACATAATGTCCTTTCCTGCGGGTTGCCCGCTGCGGTTGATTTTCACTGGCCACTGGCCGAGTACAAACGCTCTAGGGTGTTCTCGCATATAGCTACTTGTTCATTAGCGGATCGCTCCGCTATGCCCCAGGATTATCTAGGGGGATACGTTGGTGATCTGGTCGAGCAAGTCTTCCTTGTTGACGCCTACACCGGGGCTCACACCGAAAAGATATGCACCAAAGTCGAATGTGCTCGAACCGGGCATGGTGTGTTACTCCTTGATGTGGTGGTGGTTCTTCGGTTAGCTACCGAAGATTGGGTGATTGAGAATGTCCTTGAAAACGAGACTACGCCACTTCTCGCCGTGTCCCTGGCGCATGAGGTCCGCAGCAGAGTCGTATTCGCCCTGTGTAGGACCGACGTTAGCGTTCTCGTGGACACCATGAACGCCTCCGGCTGTACTTGCGAGGATGCCCGCATCCTTTAGGGCTGCCTCCCGAGCTTCTCGCCGGACTTGGTCTGCGGCCGTCAGTTGAATCTCTTTGACGACATTCTCTGGCGTCGCAGGGGCTGGCACAAAGGGCGCGGGTGCCGGAGCACTCTTGATCCCGTGGACGGACGAGAATTCCCGCCACGCGAACACCATCGCCTGTTCATGCAAGTCCTTCTCGATAAGCGCAGAGACCACCTGAGCGATCTCAGGATTGGTCTTAGTGAAGAGTCCCATCTCGGATGTGAAGTTCATAGACTCAGGGTACTTCTGAGACATGAACTCATCGACCTTGTCCCAACGCTCCTTGTTGGCCTGGGCAACCTTCTCCCTGGCTTCCTGCTCTTCACGCGCAGCCTGACGTGCAGCACTGGTCGTATGCTCGCTGATCGCATCAACCAATTGCACCAGTCTCTCACCGTCAAGATTTCCATCTTGCAAGCTGCTGAGCACCTCTGTCAGCTTGGCACTGTACTTCAGAGCGTCCCCTCGCGTGGGGGCTTCCGGAGTAAGCACTTGGGGAGCCATAACCTGCGGAGCTACGGGCGTTCGACGGGCCTCTTCCAGGAGCTTCGACAGACGGTCGTTCTCCACGAGCGTGGCTTTCGTCATGTTCATAGCATGACCGACACCCTTAACAAACTCACCAAGGGAGTTATACTTACCGAGGTACTTACCATCGGCTCCCTTATACTCCTCCGGGTTAAACCCGAGCAGTTGAGTTGCAATTTCTGGTGTCAGACTTGCTGGGGCAACCTGAGCCGGAGGCGTAACGAGTGGTTCGTTAGCTGGGGCCGCTGCCGGGGGCTCTCCACCACCAGCACCTTCAGGAGCGGGTTGTCCGCCTCTGGCCTGCTGGTCGATTAGCATATTATTGGCCTCTGACCAACCCGCATTTCCCATGAGTTGTTCTACTGAAGCACCAATCGTGTCAGCCAACTGGCGATTCAACTCCATCTCATTCTCGGGTTTTCTGTACTCTGGCATCTTAGTTCCTTTCGCCCAGATCGGGCATGTCGGGGTCGTCCCGACGTGACCTTCGGACATACTCAGCCGCTCTCACCATGAGTGCAGGGTCGTCACGAAGCAGACCAAGCGCCTTGTTGCATGGGTCACAGAGAAGTCCTCTGATCACGCCTGTAACATGGTCATGGTCAACACCTAGTGCTTTGTCTACAGAAGGAGCACAACCACAAAGAGCGCAGCACCCGTTCTGTTTTGCTAGCATTTCATCATACTCAGCGACACTGAACCCGTAACGACGGAGTAGATTTTGTTCCTTAATCCGTCCTTTGTTCTTCTGGTACCAATGTCGTTTATAGTCTGGATTCCGATACATTACTTGCTCCGAGCCTCTTTCTTACGCTGCTCGTCGAGTCCAATCGCGATGGCCTGCTTTCTGCTGGTCACCTTCGGACCTGTCTTGCTGCCCGAGTGGAGTTCTCCCTCCTTATACTCGTGCATTACTTTCGATACCTTTTCTGATCCACGCACTTTCGCGCGATCAGATGGTGCTTTTCTTGCCATGTTAGTAATCCTCGGACATCTCCAGGTCTTCGGCGCTGATGTGCTGGCCCGAATGTGAGATGGCTCCACGGTTGCGGAGATCGGCGTACATCTCTTCTGTCGTGAGTTGTACGGACTTGTTCATCCGCTCCATGTTCGTGTTGTTCTTGAGTCCATCGAGAAACGCGACGAACCCGATGAGTGCTGCGGCCTGTCCTGCGAGGAAGTCGTCCGGGTATGTCTCCTTACGAGCCGTACTCCGGTCGAGCATCATGGTTTGTACTGAGTGCTGCATCTTTGTTAAATACGGACGGAAGACGCGAAGATACGATGGACTGTTGACAATGAACTCAAAGTCCCCACGATCACGGTCCGTCATTTTGTTTACGTCAAACAACTGTTCCATGTGGCCCTTTCTAGGCGACGTTGGACATCATGCCTGCGAAGCCCATGTTGCTGTTCTGACCACCACCGGGGAGCCGCCCGAGGGGAGCACCCATCGCACTCTGCGAACTGGGGGCACCGAGTTGTCCGTTGACAATCTGACCAGAAGTTGGCACCATGTTGAGCGGGATACCGCCCATCGCTGGATTCACCATGCCCTGCATCGCAGGCTGCATGAAGATTTCATTGATGTTCGGAACCTCGAACTCACGGAAGATGCCTCGCCAGAAGTTGATAACGTTGATCTGGCCCCAGATTTGCGGGAAGCCAGACATTGCCTGAAGCAACTGGACCAGCGTCTGCTGCTTCATTCCCTTCGACAAGGCTGCCGAAGAACCACACGCACGAGCCGCGTAGTTCGGAACCATGTCGTACTCATCGAGATGTTCCCTCGTGGCGCTGATTGGCATGCCAGTGACGGGATCGATGACGGCAGAGTCGCCGAGGATGAGAACTTCGACAGGAGTGTCCAGGAACTGCTTGTCGAGGGCGACCATCATGTTCGCCAGCGGTTCGAGGTACATCTCCTCGTAGATGCGTGATTCGAGCAGGAGCCGGTTGCCAGAAGCCTCACGCCGCCCGATGAATTCGCGCGCCGTCTGACGATCCTGACCACCTAGACCTTGAACTGTGTCTTCCCCGATACCGGAGCCCATTTCGGCAAACTCGCGCATCTGGGCGATCTTTTCGGTTGCGGTGAGCATGCCGTTAAGGTTAGCCTGAAGCGGAGCGACGACCGCACCGGGGTTTCCATCGACAGGGATGAATCGACCGGGTCGAGCATACAGGTTTCGAGTGTTGAGATTCGCTGAACGGTCATAGAACCACATCGGGTCGATCACAAGATCAGCAGCATCGAGTGACTGGTTGATGTACCGGTTACCGGTGATCTGAATCTTCTCCATGACCTCGGCCTTGCCGGGGGCATAGAAGTAATGCGGATCAGGCGTCGGCGAGAATGCAGTGAAAGGTGCCAGACCGTGCCAGAAGGGGTTGGGACGGAACCGGAAGAGATAGCGGCCATTCGCCACTGTGATGACAAACATACCAGGGCGACCAGAGCCGGACTTGTACTTCGCCGGAATCAGTTCGCTGGGCACGTAGCCCCACATCTCCAGAATTTCGACTGGGCGTGAGTACTTGTCCATGAACCTAACGGTCGAATCATCCATGCCCGTGCGCGTAGCAAAACGGCGAACGGAAGCTTCGTCCGTAAAATGGTCCCAGCCTACTCCACCCTCGCGCTCCATCCTAGCCACTTCAGCCTTGTCGAAGATCGCGTCTTCGCCGGTAGAAAGGTAGCGGATATCATCAAGGTCGAGGAAGTATCGCCGGATCATCCACGGCATCTCGCGGATGTTGTTCTTGTTGGGGCAGGGGAAGAAGTCGAGGAGATCGACATTCTCGACCGTGGGGCCGTCGAACATCGTGACGGGACCCTTCTTGATCATCTTCACGACCTTGCCTGAGAGAGGCAACCGGTCGAGAGTCTCGATCATGCGGTCTTCACGCTTGCGCTTCCAGCCGACCTGGGACACGGAGACACCGTAGAGATCAGCGGAGACGAAGTTGTGAACCTGCTTGAGGAACATGTCGTCATCCTTCATCTGCGCTGAGATGAGGGCCTCGCGTTTGCGTGCGATGGGCATGTCGTCAGGGCCGTAACCGAGGAACGACACGATGGGCCACATGTTCAGGGAAGTCGAAGCCTTGCGAGCCGCGTCCGCCCAGATGGCGGAATAGATTAACGGGATATGAACATTATTTTTGTGTGGATGAAACCTTCCTGTCCATGTGCCTCGCCACAAGTCATACCGTCTCGGTAGACTTTGGCGTATCCCCATGTGATGATTCTCTGATAGTTTCTTACGACTCACCACCATGTCGATGACTTGCAGTTTCTGCTGCTCGTCGCCGATTTCACGTGTAATTAGATAATTGCCACCGAGCACTTACGCCTCCTGACCACGTAAATACATGGCCGCACCAATGAGCAGGGATGCTTTATCCCGCATAAGTCCTAGTGCTTGGTTACAACGTTGACAGAGCAACCCCCTGACGTGGCCGGCCTGATGATCATGATCAATATGTGTTGTTCGTCCCGGTTTCAGCGCGTCTTCACAGATACCACAAAGTCCCCGCTGTTTTTTCCATAGAACATCGTATTGTTCAGAGGTCAATCCATACTTAGCTATCTGATGCTGGCGATGCCAAGTACGGACCTTTTCTCGATTCTGTATTACATACCGTTTCACGCGCATTGTTTCACATTGCTTACATACACTGGTATGACCTTTAGGACGACGCCGGTCATAAGTGAAATCACTTAATGGTCGATCCTGGTTGCACTTAGTACAGCATTGCGTATCCATTGCGGAATCTCCAGTTTAAGAAGACTACCAGTGTTATTCATCACACTACCTGTTTTGCAGATATGGAGAAGAAGGTCTCTAGTCAATCGTACGTCATGGGCACAATAGAGAAACAGTTCCGCAAAACGGCCATCTTTTACTAGGTCCGGCGCATGCGCCCCAGAGCCGCTTTTACCTCGGCCGAAAGCCCGTCTGCACACCCGGTCGAGTTTGAATTCCCCACGTTTACCAACGATCCCCTTTTGTGCGTTCGTGCGCGCGATGAGAGTATAGAGATCAATGTGCTCGCGTAACTTGAGCCGTCGTCCCCATACGCCTTCAATACACGGGATATCAAAGCGGAGAGTGTTATAGCCGATGACAACATCAGCGTCTTCCAGATGTGCAACCGCCGCCTTGAGCGATAGAGGATTGTCATCGTACATGTACAACCAGTCTTCCGAGAGGTCGTACACGCAGATCGCTGAAATACCTCCGTCCCCATTCCGCAGACGCATCCATCCGTAGTCTCGATCCGGTGACAATTGGCTTGCATGAAGTCGTGTCTCCAGGTCGAAGATGACAATGCGCATAGTGCGCCTTTCTATTCGTCTTCTTTATCTCCTGGCTTCTTGACTGCCGGAGCCGGCGAGGGACGAACTTCATCTGGGAAGCGCCACCGAGCATCGCGCTCTTCCGTGGCGAGAGAACTAAACGCGATACCGGCTGAACCAGGATTGACCATGTTGAAGTCATACGTGGTGAAAGTCGGTGGAGTAAAGATAGCAGAAAGCGTGTGTGGTACCTGTACGTTCGTAAATGTATATGAAGTTACTGGCCCGATGGAGACACCATCGATAAGTACCTCACGAAGAGTACAACCTGAGTTAGGCGTAATTGTGAAAGCTTGATTATGCCCAATCAAGACATCTGTCGTTGAGGGGGAAACTACCCCAGGACCCGTTACTGATACCGTAATCATAGCCACGGGTTGTACTTCAGTACCAGACCCCGTCATTGTGACACTTGCGCCACCGGACTTAGCTGTTGCTTTCGGATGTGTTGCACTACCAGACATGGTAGTCGCAGCACCACCAGCTTTGGCTGTGGCCTTCGGATGCGTTGAGTCACCGGACATCGTAACTGAAGCACCACCAGCCCGCGGATAATCAGTAGAGGCAGATTCAGCAGTACCAAAGCTAAAGTAAGAAACATCTACTGTTCCAGCATTTCCCGGCTGTGGGACAAAGATAAGCCACATCTTCGGTGATCCCGTGCCACTTCCAACGTTGGCATAATCACCCGTACAATGTACGCTGAAATCGACAAACGATGTCGTTAGCGCATTCGCATCAATATTCGCAATAACAGCAGATCGACCGTTATCCGCAAAAATTCGGACGGCCATGATCGACCCAGTATTCGGGGCTGTCGCAGAACGACGCATCCGCAAATTCACGTAAAGGCCAGTTGGATTTACGTTAGGATCGATAGAACCCGAGGCGGTCCACGACGTTCGGTCCGTACCGGCCGCAGCAGCGGTCGCATACTTTGCATCATCGTAGTTGTCGAGACAGTCAAAAATCGCAGACGCACCATGTGCCGTCCACGTACCGATGGCATCATCACCGAGTTCTGGGTTGGCTGGTTTGACAGTAGCCATGTATTACCTCTTATGCTCTGCGAGGTAGGCAAGAGCCCTTTGAAAAAGTTCAGGACGCTCACGTGGTCCACCGAGAGCAGCATTACAACGAGCACAGAGGAGACCACGAACAACACCAGTGCTGTGATCATGGTCTACAGCAAGACGCCGACCAGAAGGGCATGTCCCAGAACAAATAGCGCAGACACCTTTTTGTTCAGAAAGCATCTTATCGTACTGTTCTATCGTTATCCCATAAGCTCTTACTAGGTTTGAGTTCCGATAGTTCGTACGAGCTTTTCCGGGGTTCCGTTCTCTCCAGCAACGAACTTGGGTCGCCGCTCGTGCTTTATCTTCTGGTGTACGTGGATTTCGCTCGCGCCACTTTCGAGTGGCTTCGACTGCTGCTTTACGCTGTGAAAGAGTCTTCATCCCACCGTGATGTCAATAGTATAAGACACCGTGTCTCCAGAGACTACTGCGATGCCAGTAAAGACTTCGCGATAGAGCATGTTCGTCATGGCCGCCTCCTTGAAGAGACCGACCTCCGTAATCGTCTGCGAACTTCCGACTGCCATCGTCTTCGTCACTCGATACTTGACCGAGGAGTTGACCGCTTCCGTACCCGCCCAGGCAGAACCAGAGTTCAGGTCAGACGCCGCCACGAGGGTGGTATCACTGACACCGGGCGTAGTCGTACCCGTACCATGCGCGATGTACTTCGCCACACTGCCCGCGAGCATCACCGCAGCGATCAAACCCTTACCGACTGTCGTTACCACGGCGCCATTCGCCATATTACTTACCTCGTCTGGTACGCCGATTGGCGAACCACAGTTTGATGCGAGGGATAATCATCTCGTACCACTCGCCACCTTGGATACAACCAATGTTGTCGATACGACCGTTTACCCGAGTAACCGAGATAGAAATCCGGGCCTTCGTGATTGTGTTCATCGTATTCCCGTCTATACAGGTTGGAATGGAGGAAGCCACTCATCACTAGGACCATGTCCTGGCCCCATCTGCGCGGCATACTCACGATCGGTGTCGCTAATCTGCGTTGCTAGTGCGTGTCCGAAGATACGCTCGTCATCCTTAATGAAAGCCGACTCCGGTCCCATCGGGACTGATCCCTCGTCGGCCGCGACGTTGCCCATGCCGTAGACTGGCTTGCGCCAGAGTCCCGTGGTCTTACCGGGAAGTCGCTCAACGAAGACATCAACACCTGCATCTGCGTAGTCATCGTGATCTACTGCATCGATGCGGAGCATCTGGTTGAACATCGTCATCGCAGGCTTTGGAATGTACCAATGCTTGCACAGCCGTTTCGGCATGCCTTGCGCACAATCACACGATGGACGGTGGAGGAATACGCGGACGAAGCCCTCGGCCCAGTAACCTGCGCCAGTACGGATTCGCTGCCGCTTCTTCGTTCCCTGCCGGTTCAGAGCGTAGTACGGAATGTTGAAACCCGCGCCGCGCAGAACGGCCTTGATCTGATCCGGGTAGACACCCTGGTGACCACCGGTCTCGGCGTCGTCCGTGATGCCCTTGATCATGATGCCCCGCTTACGCAGAGACACACAGACCTTGATCAGTTCATCATGAAACGTGTCTGCCCGCCACTCGTTCGAGCCGCGCAGGAGGTCCGTTTCCAGGTAGATAAAACCGTTCGGGCGCTCGTCATGGAGCCAGACTACGATAGTCGAGTAGTCGCCCTTGCCGATGCTTTCCTTCTTCTTGAAGGCGCAGTCGATGTGGATCGACGCCGTCATGGCTGGCACAAGGAAGTTCAAGTCCGAGAAGTCAGTAAAGCAGTCTCGAAGCTGCCATTCCAAGAGAGGCGTATGCTCGCCCGCGCCGGGATTGTTCTGCTGCTGGCAAGCGTAATCTTCCGGATCGCGCCGCTTGTGCTCGATGATCTTCTTGATGTTGTAGACTTCAGGCAGCGTCGGCGTGCCATGGCCAGGATAGCCGGTGCACTCGATAGCCATGTCTTCAGTCTGCCAGAAGAATACGTGCCAGGGACCCTGCCCGAGTTCAACTTCCTCGAAGAGCGCCATGTTAGGAATTGGCATCCCAGACCAGGATGCGATACCTTCGCGCTTGAGATGTCGCCCTGCCACGTCATCGTCGCCGTAGCGCGTGAGCGTAAGCATGAGCAGACCGTTCGGACTGAGCGCGTTATAGCACGAGTCCACGGATGTATGGACGTTCCGCATGTAGGCTTCACGTCCGTCGCGGATTTTCGTCGCTAGAATCGGATCGTCTACATCGTGAACGTCATGGTGGTAGCCCGTCATACCGATCTCAACGCCCGTCGTATCGAACGACGGCTCAGAGAGGTTAGTAGACTGGCGATAGCCGTGGTGAAGGAACTCGTCGTTCCATTTGCGCGTGGGCTCTCTCCAGTTACCGTAGAGCCACGTAAACCAGGAGTCGCGATCCTGCCCCGAGATGACCTTCTGGATCGAGGCCAGAATGTCCTTGGAGAACGGATGCGTGCCAGACATGAACAGCGTGGACATGTCGGGATCGTCCAGGTGCAGCCAAAGCATGGCCGACTTGGACGTGATAACGGTCTTGCCAAAGCCACGAGGGAGGATAACCGCAATGTAATAGCGATCTGCTGATCCCTCGCGCCGCTGCTTCGTCCATTCTAGGAGGTGATGCTGGAGCCAGGAGATGAACTTCTTGTGGAACCGGTCCTGGAACCATTGGGACTTGCCAGGACGCTTGGCGAAATAGGCGTCAGTTCCCCAGCACTTCCGTACAAACCAGTAAAGGGACTCGGGGTGAGTCGCCGTCTCGCCGTTCTCATCATGCCAGCGACCTGGAGCGCAAATTGCCGTCCAGATGTCACGTTCGGCTTCCTGGTTCCACTTCATGTGTCATCCCTTCAAGATGGCAAGCACACTTTGCGCATACTGCCTGTCCTTTCCAGTCATGTGCTTCCATGATCTGGAGATCGTGAAATGAACGCCAGCAGCCTAGACAGAATGGACGACCGTCAGTCGTGTACGATACTCTCATTCCGCTGACTCCTCTCCCAAGTTCTCCGTCTATGGCAATTAGCACAGACGACATCACACTTCGCGATCTCTGCCCGGAGTGCTTCGAGTGAAAATTTGGCCCCACGACGCGAAATCGTGTATCGTTTATCCCGAAGATGATCAAAGTCCATTATATAGGGCGGGAATGACTGATGGCAATCTGCACACGGGCGATCTTTCGCTTCTTCGATTACCCCTCGATTACGTGCTTTTACTTTCTGTGCGCTAAGTCGTGTTACTTCACGATTCTTCTCCCTGTTCTTATCTCGCCATCGTGTCCGTTGCTTCTTCTGGTCTTCCGGATTACTGTAGGGCATTAGCGGCCTGCACCCGGAGGAATTTCTGTGGGAGGTGCGCCAGGGCTGATAATCGCCGAGGAAGACACTTTCGCCCCCATACCGAGGTTATTGTAACTAGCCGACGCGAGCCCAGGATTGAAGACTTCCCTCGGGTCCGTGTGACCGCTGTTCGTTGTGTGCGCCCGCTGGAGAAGAGCTTCCTTGATGGCCTTCGAGAGGTCTATCAGGGGCTCGACGGGCTTGAGACCCGCAGCCTCGGCGCTGAGCAGACCAGCATTCAGTTCTGCCGACTTCTCTGCGATGATCTTACGATTGGCCTCTTCGATGGCGAGACGCTTCGTGTTCTCAGCCTCAACAGTTGCGCGTGTCTCATCGATCAGCTTCTGGCAGGGACCACAGAAGTTGTTGGACCACTCAGACTGCTGCTTGTTCCCGCCACAGTGACGGCAAAATGAGGTTAGGATAACCCCTCCTTCCCTAGATACCGTTTCGCAGCATCTAGCAAGTTGGGATCGTCTTTGAACCGACCCAACGCTGAGTTACAAGGGAAACACAACAGGCCCCGGATAGCACCCGTTTTATGATCATGATCGACAGACAGTCGCTTACGCCCTGCTGCCATTCTACAGATAGCACATTTCCCATCTTGCTGTGTGAGTAGTATCTCGTACTCTTCCAATGTGATCCCGTACTGTGTCCGATACCGATTGTTCCGTCCTTTTGTCGCCCAGTCGTATCGAGCACGATTACATGCGTGACAGTAACAATTACTTGCTCGTGGATTCACTCCGCACCTAGCGCACAATTTTGTGGCGGAAAGAGTGAACTGACCGGAAGAAGTATCACGGACAAAACTTGGTTGAAGACCCGCCATTACTGGAGAACCTCCTCCATCCGGGCAACTGCATCGTGCAGGCCGCCACTACCCTTTGTCCCGATCACGCCTGCATGCAGAAGGGCGATCAGGCCATAGTACGTGTCCTGAAGATCACGACGAGCCGAGTTCAGCACCGCGAGGGTCGAATTGAACTTGAGGATATGCTGCCGCAGCGCGAGGTATGCCTCGTACTGGACAGGATTCAGGAACAGAGCGTCGAAAGACTGGAGCGGAGCGTAGGCAAGGGGAAAGATCACAGCCGTGGGTTCCAGCCGACCCTTGCGCGCTTCCTCTGGATGGAAATCCTCCCAGAGCCAACCACGATTATCGACGCCGGCCGCCCAGGGGCGAATCACGTCGAGATACTGGCGAATACGTCTCTTAGCACCGAACATTGGAACTTCCTTTCATAGGGTGTTGAAAAGACGGGTGATCCAGTCTTGTTCAACTTCTCGTTTATCGAGCACCGCTCTGTGCGATAGCTCTTCGTTGTCATCGTCGTGCTCGACCACCAGGACGGGGCCGCCGTCTTCATCGGTGATCCAGTAGTAGATTGGTTCACACCAGCAATGAATGTCAGTGATGTGCCCCGTTTCATTCATGAGATGAGCTTCCATGCGCTCATCATCATCCGGATGCCTCATGCTTGGCCTCGGTCTCGTGAAGCTTCCTGTTGATGGCCTCTTCCCAAGTATGAAGGCGTTTGGGGGATTTCCGTATGTATGCCAGCATGTCTGCGTCATACGCAAGAATCGCGATCTCTTCCATGTCTTCCGTCAGCCAGCCAATGAACATGTTAATGAAGACGACATGGAGGAGTTCATGAACGACCGTACCGATGTGGTCCATCGCGCCCGTTTGCTGGTTCGCGTCAACCTTGATCACTATGTTCGTCGGAGGTAAAATGCAGTTCCAATTGGACAGGCCCTGCTGGGCCGTCATCAGGCCGAACGACAGGGATACTTCCGGGTGATTCAGCAACTCCAGCAGAACTGAGTGCAGTCGCGCCCGTGTCAGGGGATAGTTTCCGCGCACTGTCATTTCCCTTTCTTCGGTCGAGGAATGCTTGCATCGCTTCAATGACGATAGCCGCACCGCAGCCATCGAAGATGTCCAGGAGCCGCGCGATGATGTCCGCCCTGTTCCGGGGAACCCCAGGACCTAAGGGCCGCTCATCCATGTCCTGCTGGATACGAGTCAGGGTCCAGATGGCCGAGGTCCGGATTCGATTGTCCCGGTCAGTCCGAGCGATGCGCCAGAGGATGCGCTTCAGCTTGCTGATCTCGATTTCTTCATCATCGATATCATCTGACAATGACTGTTCCGCAACTCGCGCGTTCAGGTCAGATGTCGTGTCTGTGTCAAATGGCGTCCCCTCGGCCGCTGAGGCAGTCCGTGTTAGAACACTCGCTTTTACCCTGGCGGATTTGCCCTTCGTGACCTTCGATTTGTGGTCACCCCAGGCTGGGGGAATGAGGCCCGCGTTGACCAGTTCGGCCCTGGCATAGCCGATGGTTCGGAGGGAAACTCCGACTGACGCGGCTGCGTCCTTATTCGTTGCCGTAGGGTTGGCGAGCAAATACTCCTTGGCACGCTGTCTGGTATCAATTGCCATCCAGAAAATCCTTTCGTAAGTCGGGCCATCTCAACTCTTTATATCGGGTCCCATTTCGTGGGGAGCCTCCCCGGGGTGGCCTGATTCATGCTTCGAGCCAACGTTTGAAGTATAGCACAACACGCACCAGCGTGCAAGCGCCAGTGTCAAGCCCGCGTTATGTCCATGTCAAGCGTGCGACAACACATATAACCCCATGCTGGCACGCGACATGCACTATGCACATAACGTGCCAACGTGCAGCCTACCCTCGGCCGTGTGCGTGACATGAGCGGGCCGCGAGGGTTGACAGCACTCCGTGTGATAACTCACGAGTCGTGCGCCCGCGCAATGCCCACAACGCGATTATGCAACGTAACTTGTGTGTGCGAACGCACTCACGACGAATCCCATTATCGGACACTATTCGCTAACCCCATGCGCGCCAACGGGATAGACGCACACGCGCGTGCGACACATGTCAAGAATCCCATCCCGGCGTGCTGGCACGACACATGCACTACAGTCCGGCAGACACACGAACCGAGCAAGCCAAAAGAAACCACTTGACGCACGCCCGGCGCACATGAGACAGTCTTACACGCAGCGAACGAATGGAGGTTACAACATGAACCCCTGTCAAGCTTACCGTTACGCTCGCGCAGTCAAGCGAATGCACGATGCGTTCGACACGCCCGACTGGACGCGGCTTTGCGTCGTCGCGGAATCGCTGCGACTCAAGCTACCCTCGCATGTCCGTGCGGCAATCGCACCGCACGTTTAACCCGGAGGCACCATGCACAATCCTGTATTTTGGGTCGCGGTTCCGTTCCCCTGTAAGGAACAAGCCGAGTCCATGCTATGCGAAGTGGAAGAGCTAGGCTACCGTGCGGCCGTTGTCGAGGCAACGCCTAGCATGATTCAACTATACATTGATTCAGCGGAGGCATAATGCGTACCGTATTCACGAATGACATGCTAGTGCATGTGTTCGCCCAACAGACGCAAACGCACGGGCGTTCAAACTCCATGCACTTCGAGGGTGACACGCTCTATTCGTATCGCACGCCGATTGCGCGCATTGTGTGGAGCAAGGCCGATCCGAAGCGGCGCGTCATGCTGATAACGTCCGAGTCCTACGGTGTGACAACGGCGCAACACAAGTCACGCGCGGACCAGACATGGGGATATGCCGTATTCCATGTGCCGTCACTCGGCGTTAGCGGCGGAATGCACAACGAAGGCGCATGGGGCAAGGTTCCCAAAGTGGACCACAAGCGCAACCTCTCTTTCATGGTCGGGGAGTATTACGATTATGTTTCCCGACTCAAGCGCGCTCGTGACTTGTGGCGTGAAGTCTCGGAATCACTCGCCGATGCCGCTGCGCCAATCCACCGCTATACGGAGACATTCGGACTCAAGCATACACTGGACGTTGCAGGCGATACCGCTATCGTACTACAGGCTCGTGCAGAACGCGAAGCGCACGCGAACACTCCGCAGGCTATTGCCAAGCGGGCAAAGTCGGCAGAGTATCGCGAAGCGAAGAAACGCAAGCACATAGCGGAAGCGGTTGCGTGCTACCGTGAAGCACTGAGGAAAAGCAGGCTATGGGCAGTCCAACCGGGCCGCTGTATCACACGCAACGGAATCATGCTTGTCACAATCCACCGCTGCGAACACCCACTTTCTGGTAACGCTACCCTCGCGCCGTCCGAAGCCGACGACCTGACGCATCGCATCGTGGCGCTGCTGAACAAGTACGGAGAATGACATGGCCGGCATCCTGTTTCTCGCAGCCTACCTACTCCTCGCCTACTGTGGCGAGATGGATTCGCGGAAGTAACATGCGCCGTCTCCGCGTCATCCTGGGCATGATAACCTCACTCCCCGCAGTCATCATCATCACGCTGCTTACACTCCCCAACCGCTGGCACAAGCGGTAACGCGGAGGCTACCGTGTTTGACGTTGAGCAAATGGCCTTGACCTTGCTGGACTTCACCGACTACACCGAGCGGAAGCTGCTGCTTGAAGCCCTCGGTTTCTACGCGGCCAGCAACGGCTCATATAAACGGTGCTACATGCATGACAACTGTTCATTCGTTGTCAAGCTTAGCTGTAGGTTCGAACCTGACACGCCCAGAATGCTCGAATCCACAAACTACTTGACAGCACCGGACGACATCCGGCATCATCTTCTCCCCATTCTCGTGGGGTCCCGACCGGCAACTTCAGGCTGCCGTTGACAGGAGTCTTGAATGGAGAGTCTGCCCCGCGGACTGCCCTGTTCGAGATTACCGTGACATGTGGAACAAGAATCATGTACACTATCCCGATGGCACTATCGCAGTTTTCGACTACGGACAGCGCAACCAGTGGATAAAGGATTAACACTCAACCGGAGGAACCAATGCTTCTCGACATCAGCAATCCCGCGCACTACGACATCGCAACTGCTCTTCGTGGTCCTGACGATGATGTAACCATCGTCAAAGCAGTCTGTACCGCTGTCATCCGCTACCACGTAGTCGAGTTGACAAATCTTCGTCCCGCCAACAGTGACGGTTTTGAGTTTGCACTAAACGACGCACTCGTGAGCAGTCCTGACTTTGTCCGTGCTCACTATACGGGTAATAGCGGGGCAACCCCACCCAAGTCCTGGCACTATGTCTATCACGTAATGAGAGCATTCCAAGCTCTCGATGTACTGTACCCTGACCGGGGTATCAAAGAGTACTGGACCTGGGCAGCCATGTATTTGTTCAACTGTGACGCGTACCTCTCTCCTCTCGGACAGTTCCCCCTCGATTCCGGCCCCTTCCACACGCCATAATGTACACATCCATCTCAAGCTGGTGGTGCTGGCTAGGCATCGTGTTGCTCACTCTCTCTACCATGATGTTCACGTATCTCGCACTCTACACTGAGAGGGACAACTGATGAACACCAACAAGCTCATCTCTGCTAACGATGTCTGCGAATATTGGGCAGGCACGTTCAAGAAAGTCTTCGGCTCTCGCCGTGTCAGTCCTGCCACCGTTGCACGCAAGGCCCTGACGCTGCGCCTTTCTCATGATAACCGACTCGAAGCCCTCGACTGGGCACTAATAAAGCACTTTGCTACATTTACCGCCACAACGGTATCGATCTTTCCATTGACTGATGCCATCATGAAGAAGAAGTCTAAGAACCGGCTGACCTTATTGAACCGCATCCTTCGCTCGCCCTCCCTCGAACGGGCACGCAACAGGTACGGGGACAATGCCTAAGGGTAACGCACCAGTCGCGCAGACTGTCCTCGCCCCGTTCCACATCGCCATCTTCGACAACGGGCCAGACAAGCCTCCCGGCATCGTACTCCAGACTGGCAAGTTTCACGGTTCCAGCCGAATCGTCCTTCGTCCAGGACATGTCAAGGAACTTCGACAGGTGGCTGATTGGATTGAAGCAGAATCAGCGCGGATTCTGGCTGGTCGCCGCGCCTCCGAACCGGGGGAGTGACAACCCCCAATGATTCAACCAATGGAATGCACCCCCTGTGCACCACAAGTGCACACATAGGGGTGTGCGGTCCTTGGTTGATCATTAAGTAGAAGCAATTCAAAACCCACTTTGAGGGGGGTATCATGTCTCCCAAGAAATTGATGATGGTCAGCGTCGCAGTTGTCATGTCGTTGACATCCCTTTTCTTCGCTTTCTGGATACTAATCCTGGTTGCTCTCTCCCAGGGTTTGGCATCCCTCGCTGGGACGCTCTGTGACGCGCTACGATGGCCCGTCTAGCCCCTCGCAGATAGGAGGAACACCTTGACACCGGAAGAGAAACAGGCAGCACATGCAGCTATCGATGCCCACGCACAGGGCGATGAACTCGTATCTCGTGCTCGCGCAATGCTTTACCGCGCCGCAGCCTACTACGATCAGGCCGACGCGCGAGGGATGGCTACTGCTGTATCTCTGCTTGCTGATTCCACAAAGAATCTGGAGGAACGATGGAACGGATGATCGTGCCCACGCAGCAACGTATCGATAACCTGCGCGACCCGGTGATCTTCTACAACGTGGAGTTGTGGAACGGTCAAGGCAGGGTAAAGCCATGAGGGTGCTTGTCGCGTGCGAGTTCTCCGGCGTGGTACGGGATGCCTTCCGTGAACGTGGGCATGATGCTTGGTCGTGCGACCTACTGCCCACCGAGCGGCCGGGTCAACACCTGGAATGCGACGCTCGGGACGCCATAGCTGGGGACAGGTGGGACATTCTGATAGCGCACCCGCCTTGCACTTATCTAGCCGTGAGCGGGGCGCGGTGGTTCAAGGACAGGCAGCACGAGCAGGAGGACGCGCTGGAGTTCGTTCGGTTCCTCATGGCGGCGCCCATCCCCCGCATCGCTATCGAGAACCCCGTCAGCGTCATCTCATCTCGCATTCGTAAGCCCGACCAGATCGTGCAGCCGTGGATGTTCGGGCACCCGGAGACGAAGGCGACCTGCCTATGGCTCAAGGGACTGCCGAAGTTGGAGCCGACGAACGTGGTTGAGGGGCGCGAGGCCCGCGTTCACCGGGAGCCGCCGTCGCCGGATCGCTGGAAGAACAGGTCGCGCACGCTGCCAGGCTTGGCCGCTGCGATGGCCGAGCAATGGGGGGAGGCTCGCCGTGGCTGACGACCGGAGCGCGCTGGACCGAGTGCTAACGCCGAAGAAGGTCACTATCGAGGTGAGTCTAGTAGACTCGGTGCTCGTATTACGCAGCAGCGTCGCCGGTTCAAACAGTGTCGGGTTGTCTGGACACTCGTTTCTCCCTCTATTCGTAAACGGGAAGAGCGTAAACTGATTGAGCACTACCGTCCCCGATTCTCTGTCACTCGGCAAGGATGGAGAGAACGATGGGAACAGTCGATGCAGCGGTTGCGAGCACGGCGAGCAGCACAACGCGCATTGAGAGGAGAGTAACGTGCTTTCCAACTATCCACCAGGAGTGACGGAGTCCATGCTCCCCGACAATCGTCCATGTGACAAGTTCCAAGATGACGTTCTTAGCCTGATCGCCGTTGACATCAGTGCTCTCGGATCGAAACACGAGGGACATATCCTCGGGCTAATCGATCATGGTTTTGCGACGGACGAATCTCTGGCCCGTGTTGTCATGCGTGTCGATGACTATATTCGCGAGGAGAATCTGTCGTGAGTACCGACACCGTAACTGAAGTCACGCCGCAGGAGATCATCGACGGGAAGGGACCCCGCGTGCAGCATTTCATTAACATCTGGACAAAAATTGCTGTCTGTGGAGTGCATGTTCCCGGTGATACTCCCCGACGAGGTACGCCGAAGTGCGAAGCCTGTCGCCTTATCGCCGCACGGTATGGACAATGACCCCAGAAGACAAGGAGAAGTTCTGGGACGACACCGTCAAGGCAGCAAAGGACCACGATCCACGCTTCATGAACGCTGTCGTTACGGCCCTGGTCCTTCGGTACGGTGACCTGAAGACCTGTGCCGCTGGCTGTCACACGTATGCTGCTGTGCGCCTCACGATTGAAGAACTCCGTAACGTGGTAGACCACTACAACTTAGGCCGACGCGCTCGTGCTCCGTATTGCATTGAACTCACGGCCATTTCAAGGGAGTACACAGATGTCCGAGAGCAGCACGGAGAGCACTTTGAGTAGCTCCGCGACACCACTATTCCGCATCAAGTTCTATCGGGGAGCACTAAACGGGCAGACACGAGAATACCCCGTGGAGATGACTCGCGTAACACTCTACGGCTACACATACGAAGCCACGGGACGCCGCGACGGTGACTTCTGGGTATATGTTCCCGTGCCGAAGACGAAGAAACTGAAGAAGTTCCTCCAGTTCCTGATGCAAGTGACGGGACGTGATCCTCGGCTCGCTGATATCAACACACCGGTCAAAGCGACGCGCCGAGGGAGGAATTCGCTTTGTTATTGTGGTTCGGGCAAGAAGTACAAGAAATGTCATGGAGGTATCGGATGAAAGAGATCATGATTAGTTCAGACCTTGTAATTGGGGCTGCCGCAGACGTTCTTATGCATGCAACGATCAGTGGTGAAGTTTACGCGGCGGATGGTTGTGGCTATCTTACTGGTAGATTGACGCGGTTACTTATTGACCGTGGAATCATGGCGGAAGAAGACGATGATGTTTTCCGGGCTGCGATCACTGAATTATTCGGGAAGAAATTCCGTGAAGCATTCCCGGAGAAGGGCTGATGTTCGGCCTTGGTGGTAAGTTCGAATCAATCCGCATGACTGGTATCGATAACACGAAGGACATTGAACGCAAAGGAGGCTATGTTCATGTGTATGGTGTGCGCGAGTCTGACGTTGCTAACCGCGTCGTCGGCGTTGCTGTCTCGAAAGCTGATGCGCTTGACCTCGTCTCGAAAGCGCAGTACGAGGGTGCCCTCCCCACAATTGAAGTCCCTGCCCGATCCTGGTTCTACGTCGCCGTGCTTGGACCCAGCAGCTTCGAGAAAGACAGCTTGCCATCATGAATGACAAGCACGTCAAGTTGAGTGTGGACAGTATGGGCAGGACGATTGCGGACGTATTTGACGATGGCTTGATCATCGATAAGATACTGGCCCACGACAAGTTAGACTGTCTCGCTACTATCCGCTTGAACTACCCAACCTACGTGGTGTATGATCCAGAGGGTGAGCGTATCTTTGTCTCTCCCATCACGTTGACGACACGCAACGAGCAGTCACCGGTTTCGCCACATGCACCGGGAGATTTCCAGCGTCGTTGGATCGATGCGGCTGTTCACAACATCCTGGTCGAGACGGAACTTGAGCGGGCAGCAGGAACACTGAAGCCCTTTGTCGAAGGTGAACCAATCGGGGTGATCCCCGCAAACAAGAGGAGAGCATGAGAAAGTTGTTGAATGTGAAGCAGGTTGCTGTGGCTGTGGATCATACGACGTGTATTCGGTCCATCGTCGCAGTCGATACCAACGGAGATGTGTTCGAGTTCAATGAGTGGTCCCGTGCTTGGGTGCCCCTGCCTATGGAGGTCGCGCAGAATGAAGCGGTCACTAGTGGGGTATAACGTTGTCGTCCCATTCCTCTCTATGGAAGCGGCCAGTGATGCTAAGCAGCGTATCGAAGACCTCGGCTACCTAACTAATCTGGTTCCAGTCTACGAAGATGAAGAAGAGTCCGATGAAACATAACATCTGGGATCAAACGCCGCTACTGTGTAAGCACGGTGACAAGAAGACCGCACGCGTGACTACCCTCGCCCGCGAGGATGAAGCGAAGCCACGTAAGCAACTGCTCGTGACCCCGACGTGCGGACGCAAGTCCTGCCCAATCCAGATGTACGAGGTGCAGAAGGATGCGTAAGATGTTGTGGTTAATTCGACGGCCGTTCATGCTAGTTTTCCTTCTCGTCATCTTTCTCTTAACGGGAGTGTGGATAACTTTCGCTGCTGTTGTCGGGGCCAATCCGGACATCTTCTCTAGCTGGTGGGGTTGGATGATGGAAGCATTCGAGCAAGAACTGTTCGATTGGAACTTCGGAGAACGCAATGACCTCACATGAGGAACGCAAGGCTCTACTCACGGCTGCGCAGGAGCTTCATGATCTGCTCCAGTCCATTGCCCCGCGTGTACGACAAGTCGTCAACTTGCTTATCGGTGCCGGAGATGAACTGGCCCTGGCTTCGGCTGACGAGGTAAGTGCGGGGACGCAGGTGACGAAGAAGAATGTCTCATATGTCAACACTGTAACCGGGAAGGCTGGCTCAGCCGCGTTCGATCTTCCGTTCGTACCAGGGAAACGGGCATGCAGTCTGTGCCGTGAGCCTGGACACCGGGCGACGAACTGCCCGAACGCACACAAGATTCAGGAACAGAAACGCGCCGAGGTGGAAGCACGCCCAGTGAAGAAGACTCGGGCACCGATGACACCGGAGCGTAAGGCTAAGGCAATTGAAGCACTGGCGAAAGCGAGAGCAGCGAGGGGGAAGAAGTGATACGACGACTATCACCAGTAATTCTAATCGGTATTGGTCTCATCATGGTCATTATTGGGGAGATTGGGCTTCTTACCGCTCCTCCTTCTAACGCATGGCCCTGGCACAAGACAGTACGTGACGGTACGACCGTTGCACCTGATCCACAGCCAACGCATATCGAGTGGCATCAGTACCCGGTTGGTGGCTACTGGCTGGGCAATCCATTCCCGGATTCGACGGGCAACCATCCCTACATCGTGATCCCTCGCGGCGCGATCCTTGCTGTACCATACATCGTGAACGGAGCGGACCCGGATTCGGTCCACGCGGAAACGTGACCCTAGGCCGAATCTGCTTCTGGTTCGGCTACGTTATGTGCATGATCGGCTTGACCTTCTTCGGTTGGGTCCTTCTCACGGGAGCCTGGAGACTGGTATATCTCTTAACACATCGTTGACTTGCAACGCTGTCGCCCTTGGTGTAGTATTACCTCTTCCCCCCAGACAGAGCGTGTGTGAACCCCTTCGCCGTTGCTCTCGCTGTCGTTGTTCAGTTCACGTTGCCGTCACATCTTGCTGGTCCTAACCCTTGCGTTGACGTGGGCATGCTGATGTCAGACCTTGACTCATGCCGGGTACTCTATCAAGTGACCGGAGAGACAGGTCAATTGACCGCTTTTGCTGGTCAAGTACACGGGCTGGAAGGGACAGTCTTTTCAGTTGACATCCCAACTACGCAGCCAGCCACGGTCTGGGCACAGACGAGACGGTTGTGGAGTCCCTGGTCGTGTAACTCGAACATGTTCACGATCAACGCACCGTTGAGTGTCCCGCCTGGGAAGGCTCGACCGTATAAGTACTACGATGTGGCCGGTCGTGTGATTGTCCGGCCCCTGAAGCCTGGAGTTTACTTCTTGCGCCGTGATGGCGATACGGAGAGTCATCGAATCGTGGTGATCAGATGAGGCTAGGCATGACAGCAACCAAACGCAAGCAAACAGAGCGGTGGTTGTACGGGTTGGGATATGGCAAGAAGGAGATTGACCGGACTGTTCAGGTGTACAACGCCGAACAATACGGGATGCCCCCTGAACCAGTCTTCCGTACACGAGCAGAAGTCAAGGAATTCGTGGCCTTGGTGCAGAAGTATCCATTCTGGAACCGAATGTGGAAGCGGTTCAAGATCAAAAAGTTCAAGCTCACCTTTCTCCCTAAGGGCCGGACGGTCGCCTGGGGTGGACCTCGTGGTATCGATCTTCCAGACAATCCGCACGGCCGCTCTCTTCATACGATCCTGCATGAGATGGCCCACGCTGCGACAGGTGGCGGACATAGACAATTGTTCTGTTTGGTCTTAGTCAACTTGACCCATGAGTTCGCAGGGCGAACGATTGCGGATCGTCTTCGTCAACGCTATTATCAAACCGGCGCGCTGCAGCGGCCGAGGAGGAAGAGATGAACAAATACCAACGATCCGCGAGGAGTAACATCGTGTCGTTTACTTTTGGTCTTGTGGCTCTCATCAGTCTTCTTATCGCTCTCGTGGTACGCAATGGTTGTTGATCAAGCACTACGTCCCGAAGGAGGAACCGGATGTCAGACCCGAATCGCAAAGCTGAGAAGGCTGCTCGTACGGAGGCTGACTGGGACGATCTGATCAGCGCACTTGAGCAATCGCGAGCAGAGAATCTCGGGCTTATCGCTCAACTACAGCAGGTTAATTTGAATCAGGATGCGGCTTGGATCGCTGGTATTATCGACGGTGAGGGGTCAATCTTTCCGGCTGGAACTGGTCGTAGTTACGTGAGTGTGCAACTTCGTATCTGTATGACTGATGAACGTGTGATTAACCGGCTACACCAAACACTTGGTGGAACAGTGTATGAACGGACCCGGCAGATTCCGTGGAAGAAGCAATACGAAGTTGTCTGGTCGGGTGAGGATGTCCGAAAAGTGATCAAGTACGTAGGACAATATTTGTTTTTGAGGCGTCCGCAGGCAGGATTGGCTCTCCGTATCTTAGACCTCCCTCGGGGGCACGTAGATAAGATGAAGTACGCACTTCAGTTGCGTGCGCTGAATAAGCGCGGTCGGGACACGGTCGAGAACGACGAGAAGCACAAGGGGGGAGTGTGAATCGATTCCGTTTTAGCATGACTATTTGGCTTAACCTAGGGCCGCTGGGATTGCATCTTTCTAACTGGCCTTTTACCGTTGATTTCGTACGTAACCGGCCCCCGAAGTATTCCGTAGATGCATGGTGGTTGCGTGTGTGGTTCTTCGCTATCTCGTGGAGATGGTAACTGGTCTTACGTGTCATCCTCTTCCTCTTAGTCATGGGCTGCTGGTGGAGGATGGTTCACCGTCGAAAGAGGGGCTATGAAGGAGTGGGTTCAAGAACTCGTACAAGGAGCAAGTAGCTTCGAAGTCCGTTCGACTGCTGATCTCTACGCAGCACCGCCCGTGGAGTTTCTGGTCGAAGGCATCATCCCGCTCTATTCGGCGGTTGGCCTGACGGGGTATCCGGGTACGGGCAAGACCTGGACGGCGCTGGAGATGATGCGGGCTGTGGCTACGGGAACGCCATTTCTGGGTAAGTATCCAGTCAAGCGTGCGCCGGTACTGTTTGTCGGTAATGACGCATCGTATCACGATTACGCGCAACAGTGGCGGCGGCTTACGAAGGACGAGTTCGATGGCTACGAGGAAGACCGGCTGAAGGGTCTACGTGATCTGAATCCATTCGATAGCCACGCGCACTTTCTGATTCAGTCGGACTTCAATTTGGACGATGTGCATCAAGTCATTCGGCTGATCAAGACTTCGCAGGAAGTCATGGGTGATGTGCAGTATGAGATCACAGAAGATGACGACGGGAACCGTACGATTGTCGATGCAACACAGAGTCACTTCGGTCTGATCGTTCTGGACACCCTGTCGAAGATGACGAAGAGTTCAGAGAACAGCAATACAGAGCGGGATGCGTGCTTCGAGATGATCCGACTTCTCGCTGAGAGTACTGGCGCAACGGTGCTCGTCCTGCATCACAACACGCAGCCGTCAGAGTTCCGCACCGGAGAAGAGTGGCGAGGTGGGAGTGCGCAGATTGCTTCGCTCGACTGCCACTTCCACCTCACGGCGAAGAACAAGGGACTGATCGAGTTCAAGACGAAGAAGATGCGCGGCATCACGCCTCCGACTTTCAACTTCTTGCTTGACGTACATCAGGAAGGTGCGGCTTCTCTAGACTATCACGACAATGTGCAACCGGATCAGGGGACGGAAATCCTGATTGCGGAGATGATCGAAGTACTGAAGAAGCGAGACAACAGGCCGACGACGAAGAGTGACTTTGCTCAGGTGCTCCTCGCTGCTCACTCGACTGAATTTGACGACATCAAGAAGCTCAAGAAGTTCATCGACAATACGCTGTTCACATACACACGCCTGCCGGATGCCAAGATCGTTCAGGCTGTGCGTGGTTCAGGTGGTAGACCGGCGCAGTACAAACTGGCATTTACGGAGGCTAACAGTGAGGGTGAACGAAGCACTGGACCTGATCTCGCGGGAACTGAAGAGAGCGGAGACTAAGCATCCCGCGTGGCCCGAGGGCCGACTGAGGCAGGCCGCCATCGTAGCCGAGGAAGCTGGTGAGGTTCTTCGTGCTGCGCTGAACATCGTTGAATTCGAGGAGAAGATCGTCGGTGAGATCGAGCGGTACCGGGATAGCAAGTTCGACATCACGCTTGACTACAATTGCCTCGAACGAATGGAAGAGGAACTGATCGCGGAAGTCGTGCAGACTGGTGCTATGGCCATGCGGTTCCTTCTTAACTACCGTCCCCTCTACGCCAAGGTGCAAGGTGCCCAAGCTAAACCTGAAGCATAAGTGGTCAGACCTGGAAGACCTTGATGACGAGGAGTTCGACCAGGACGAGATCGAGCGACTCAGACAAGAGAAGAAACGCAGGCCACCCAAGGAGAAGGACGAACGGAAGGAACGAGGTAACTAGCGTGCCCATTTACACTTACGAGTGTCCGGCTGGCCATCGATTTGAAGACATTCAGTCTATCAAGGAGGGCGAGACAGCCGTATGCCCAACGTGCGAGCAGCAATCGAAGCGAGTACCGCCGCCGAGTTTCAGTGGTCGGGTGCTGGGTGGCACACCGATTTTCCATCGGGGGCGTGACCATAAGTGAAAACGACAGAAAAACAGCGCGAAAGGCCCGCCGTTGGTACCGAGAAAATAAGGAACGGGCCAAGGAAAATCAGCGCAAGCGTCTTCGAGCAAATCCGGATTTAGTCAAACAAAACAATCGGAAAGCACACGAGAAATTATCCGCTTGGTTGCAGACGTTAAAGGAGGTACCATGCCTGGACTGTGGACAACGATACCATACGGCCTGTATGGAATTCCATCACGTAGAAGAGAAGAAGCTAACCATCGGCCAATTGAGGGGCGGACGGAGGCGGATAGAGGAAGAATTGAAGAAATGCGTCGTGCTTTGTGCGAATTGCCACCGACTGTGCGAATGGGAGAAAAGGAATCGAGGTCCCAAATGAGTTTCCCTACACACCTGTCTCCTTGGTTCGTCGTTCAGCGCGTAACCGAAGGTAGCCAGACCGATTACTGGACGACAGACGGCGAGGGGACGCTAGCGTGGACGACGAATCCCCAGAGCGCGATGCTCTTCATGCAGTTGTCATCGGCAGCACGAGTTGCGGACTCGACGGAAGATGCACTTGTCGTCGCAGTCTATTCAAAGGAAGCATTGACGAAGTATAGACCACGAGAGTTTAGTACATGAAGCAAGTACAGTGGAAAGTATTGTGTACGATTGTGGCTCAATTACACGCGCAAAAGGCGCGAGAATGGAGACGATGATGGGTGCTAACACTCCTTGGTGCGCCAGATGCTCAGATTGGCGAGGCTACATTAATAAACTGTGTAAGGGATGCGAGAAAATCGAGGGCATGCTTCTTACTCTTCCTGCCACGACCACTGATGCTAAGACTAAACTAACCGTCCCGGTGGCTGATGCCTCGCCGGATCAGCGTAAGGAAATCAATCGGGTCCGGATGGAACTGACTGGGCAGCGGTTCGCGTTCGTTAGCGAGAAGCGGACTGAGCGTGAGGCTTACACTCAGCAGCTTGAGGAACTGGTCGATCAGAACGTGGACATGCTGAAGTCCCTGGCGTATCAGTGGGGACAGATGCGGCCGAATGCGAAGTTGTTCAAGTTCTCGAACGTCTATGCACTGGAGATGACCCAGGCGATGGAGCTTGCTCTGTCTGAGCTTGGCGCTGTGTCGTTGGAGTTGTCGAAGTTCACGAACAATACCCCGGTCCACGAGGAGCGCATGCAGCGCATCATGTCGTGGATGGAGGTCATGGGCAAGTTCCTGCGGCCGGACGCGACTGAGCTTCCCTCGGTGCCTGAGGAAGAGAAGGATGACGAGGCGAACGACGATGGCGATGAGTAAATTTCCGAAGCCAAAAGATGTCACGCTTCAGCAGGCGCGACAGCTTTTAATCGAGCATGCGAGGCTCGTCTCCCATTACTATGGAGGAGTTCCGATAGCTGTACTTTCAATCCCGATGCGTGGATTACGCCGGGCAGTAAGGTTACTACGCGCTAAGGAGAAACCATGAGATTCCAGGTAATGGGTAACCGTGTTCTGATCAAGCGGCTCGAAGAGCCAGGGCTGAAGTCGTCTTCAATCATCATCGTACAGAACGACCGTGAGCCGGGACATTACGCTCTGGTGGCCGGTGTCGGTCCTGGCAAGTGGATGCCGAATGGGATGGTCATTCCTATCGGCGTGCGCGAGGGTGACCTTGTCATCCTGGCCAAGTACTCTGGCGCACCGATCACACTCAAGAACGATGCTGGCGAGCGCGAGGAGTTCCAGCTTGTCGATGCCGACGATGTGCTGGCGGTTATGATCAAGCCTACAACGGTGCCGGTGGTAAAGTAATGCTCTCGATTCTTTTCGCTGGCGGTCCTTGGGATGGGAGAGAGATGCATTACAGGGAGGTTCCTCCGATTCTTTTCGTTCCAGATTGTTATAACGTTACTACTCTACACGTTCCCCATTACTACTCGGGAGAGCCAGCGCCGACTACACACCGGCTACATGTGTATAGACGTGCGGCTATTGCGTACAGGACAGACGCGGAGAACGTAGTGCGTTTCTACTATCAAGGAGTTCAATGATGATCAAGTGGCTAAAGCAACCACATTGGGTGCGCTGGGATGGGAAGAACGGGCATGCCGGTGTCTATTACGATCCTTTTTGGGCAGTCAATGCAAGTGTAACTGTGAATGGGAATGATCTCGGCGTCGCTTTCCAGTTGGTGTTCTTTGGTGGTTACATTAATTTCTGGCGTAATATCGATGCGGCCTAAGATTTCAATCCTGATTCCTACCTGTGGTCGTGAGACGCTTGATCGAGCGATCAACAGTGCTCTAGCCGCTATGGGTACGCACGATGAATTGCTCGTCATCGGAGACGGTCCGTCTCAGATTGCTCGTCGTATCACGTCTACGTACTCGGACTACCGGCTTAGGTATCTGGAGACTCCACCGACGCACAAGTGGGGCTGCTTCCAGTACGACTTCGGCTCAATGGTAGCAACGGGCGAGTTCCTCATGTTCTTCACGGATGATGATGTTCTCGTCCCTCGGGCCACCGACATTGTGCGTGAGGGCGTGCGAGGGAAGAAGTGGCCACACATCTTCGCAATGGACCATCGGCCTCAGAAGCGCATCTTGCGGAACAGCATTCGGCGTTGCGAAGTCGGGGCGCATCAAATCGTGGTGCCGAATGATCCAAAGATGCTGGCGCGGTGGACGGCTGATCTGTCGGAAACTAATGATCATGCGTACTTGATGGCTACGCTTGACAAGTACAAGTGCCAACCAGAGTTTCATCCGGAAGTTATTGCGGTGATGCTTGTTCACAATATGGGGAAGCGGACATGACAAAGTACGATGCGGTGGTGTTGGGCGGCGGGTTTTACGGTGTCAAAGTAGCCCTCGCCTTGCATAATCTGGGCCTGAGCGTCGCCATCGTAGAGCCACATGAGCTTCTCTCCCAGGCGACGACAGTGAACCAAGCGAGGGTTCACAGTGGCTTGCACTATCCCCGATTCTTCCAGACCGCACTCTCGGCTGCGAAGCACTATCGTCGGTTCATTACGGATCATGCGTCAGTGATCGTGCCGAACAGGCGGCATCTGTACGCCATCGCGAAAGACAGCAAAACGACGCCCGAGGAGTTCGAGCATGTGGCTGGAGAGATCGGTGCGCCGATTGAGCGTGTCTGTACGCCGAAGTTCTTCGCTCGCAACATGGTCGATCAAGTCTATGCGGTACAAGAAGTTAGCTTCGACATTAACAAGATCAGAGTCATGCTGCGCGAGCAGTTGCGGATGGCAGGTATTCGTCACTACGGAGGTTGGGGTAAAATATACGACGTGACGGACACTAATGTGATTGTGGATGTAGATATCGACGGAGATGTCGTATCTCTTGATGCTGATTACGTCTTTAACTGCACTTACGCACAGCTTGATCGAGTCGTGAATCTTCGAACGCAATTGAAGAAGGAATGGACAGAAGTCGCGATCTGTTCGGCTCCAATTGTGCTCGAAGACACAGACGTGACGATCATGGACGGGCTGTACTGGTCTCTTATGCGCTATCCACCTACGGGAGAACACGCACTAACGCACGTTAAGTACACGCCGCACTTCGAGTGGTTCGGTGGAACTGAAGGGTATCCGGCGCGGATGTTCCGCAAGGAGTCGAACTTCGAGAAGATGCAGGAAGATGCAGCGCGCTTCATCCCCGACATGCAGTACGCTGAATATAAGCGGTCACTCTGGACTACGCGAGTTGTACTCGCACAGAATGAGGAAGATGATGGCAGACCAGTGCTGTGGGAGTACGCCAAAGAGTCCCCCCGAATCATATCGATCCTCGGTAGTAAGTTCAATTCAGTATACGATGCAATTGATGAGATTGAGCGTGGCGAGTGGTACCATGCAAATACGAGAAGGACTGGCGTTCTTCGGGTCGGGCGTAAAGCTCTTGTCGGTCATACCGGTTTTGTTGGTTCTAGTCTTATCGGCCCTGGCCGGTTCACTGATTACTCAAACAGCACGACTCCTCTGGTACCGGGTCACTACGATCAGATCATCTGCACAGCGCTGAAGGGAACGAAGTGGTGGGCGAATCTCCACCTTAAACAGGATATGGAAATGCTAAACCGTCTCCGGTCGATGCTGGAGAAGGTTACGACTGACGAGTTCATCTTGATTAGCACAATCGATGCTCATCCAAGGACTGCTTACTCGAATTACGGATACAATAGAGGATTGTTCGAGAGGTGGGTCAAGACCCAGTTCCCGAAGGTCCGCATCATTCGCCTTCCTGCGCTGTTCGGTAAGGGGCTGAAGAAGAACATCCTGTTCGATCTACTCCAGTGGAAGAAGATGGGCGATCGTGTACCATCACTCAATCCGGACTCAACGTACCAGTGGTATCCCCTCGCGCGTCTGTGGGATGATATCCAGTTCTACCGGGACGAGGATCGGACTGAGGTTAACGTTGTCACACCTCCGATTTCCGTCCAGTGGCTCCTTGACGAACTGTTCCCGTGGGCATCATATCTGTCCGGACCCAAGGTAACGTACGATGTCCAGAACACGGAAGGATATGTAATGTTCGAAGAGGATGTGAAGGCCGCTCTCCGTGCCTTCGTGGAGGATGAATGTCGCTCTCAATCGTAATCCCCTCGTGTGGGCGTTCGACGCTGGAAAATACAGTAAACGGTCTGATGTCACAACTATTCCGCGGAGACGAAATCATTATTGTCGGTCCACGGTACCCCGAGATCGGACCACAATGGTCGACACAGAACGTCCGGTTCATCCAGTATGATAACGGCGGCTGTCATCCTGACAACAGTAGCAAGACCGCTGCACCAGGAGCACTCCACGGTAAGCAGGGATCGAAGTGTGGCGGTGAGGAGAAGGACATCGGGTTCGCAGCCGCCGAGGGGACCCATATTCTGACTATCGATGACGATGATATTTTTACGTATTACGCACTTTCAGAGGCCCGGATAGCCATCAGTCGTCATCTCTCGCGCCTCCATATCTTTCGTATGCGATACGGTGAGGAAGACCAGTGGCGCAGTCATCTTGCTCGCGAGATTGATGAGCGCTGGGAGATGGGATTCGAAGACCTCGGTCTGGTTGAGGGTAACATCGGCGGTTCAATGTACCTGTATCCTCGGATCGAGAATGCGCCGAAGCACACGCGGGCGGTTCCTGGGGGTGAAGACTACCATACGTTCATGGCATATGTAGATCGATTGGGCTCTCCTGTATGGCATGACTTTGCATGGAGTATTATCCGTCCTTCGAGAACTGATCTTATAACTCACGTTGGTGCACGATACGCTGTTCCGAAGTACACACCTCAACCATTGTGGATGCTTCCTGATACGCCCGGTAATCGACTCCGTAAGGAACGTTGGCGGGTGTGGCGTGATCTCGGCGGTGCTGGGGAACCGCCAAGCGACTGGGACGGGAAGCCCAACTTTAGGCCCGCATGAAAAGACCTTCTATCGGCGTTGTGATCGCTACACCAGGACGGCGCTCTCTCTATCGTACACTACAAAGTATTGCATATCAAGGGCTCGAACCGGGCGATGACGTTCTCGTGGTGGGGGACGGCCATCATCAACCAACAGCCGACTTGGTGGAGGCTTTTGGCGAGCCCTTTCATTACGCGGCTACTCAGGTAACCCGGACCTGGGGCCACGATCAGTTGAACTACGGTGTCAAGAAGGTGAAGGGTGATCTCCTGATCTACCAGGATGATGACGATATCTTCGCCCCTCGCGCCTTCGATGAGATTCGCCGTATCGCAACGCGCTTCCCTGGTGTCCCGTTTCTGGGCCGCGTAAAGACTCCGAATCTGGGACTGCTGTGGCAGAACGCTGCACCGGATGCTCTGCTCGATGGTCACTGTCTCGTGGTCCCGAACGTCAAGGAGAAGTTAGGCTACTTCACGCGCGAATACGCGGGTGACCAAGCCTGGATCAAGACGAACCTGGATGCCTACGAGGAAGTCTATTGGGCTGATCGCGTTTGGACCTTGACACGACCCATCTGGACGTTGTATCCTCACCTTGTTCGTCCGGCCATAATGTTGAAATACGGATTCAACTTGCTTCTTCTTCAGGAGAAGATCAGTACTCTTCTTCCGGCGGCTAAGGAACGAGAACTTAACGGGCCGAATGACTGGTGCTGGGCCTTCTTCGTCGCAGGCGAACCCATTGCGTTGGTCAAGATGTACCAAGACGAAGAGCGCATGATGGCGTCCCTCGCGTGTGTCGAGGGCCAGGAGAAGCACCTGGGTGAGATCATGGAGTTCATCGCCTGGGCATCTCAGGGTCTATCAGTCTGGCTGTACCTGCGACCAGATGACGAGGTCGCTATCTCAATCGCGAAGTCGAAGGGATTCGAATCGCATTTCGTTACTACCAAGACGGCGGAACTGATCCACGATTGGCCGCCGAAGTTCTTTCTCGCACCAGAGGCACCGAAGCCTCTGATCGTTGACCCCTCCAAGGAGGGATAATGGCTCTTCATTACTACCCCAACCAACGCGCCTCGCTCGAAGCAGCCATCCAAGTGCTGGACCTGTTGCCGCACGACTCACGCTGGGCAGTCGAAGTAACCGAGGCAGACACATGGTCTGAGCCCTCGGTGCTGAACATCTTCGCCACGAGTACGGAACAGGCGATGGCAATCATCAAGAAGTTAAACCTTGACGAGATCGTTGAACAAGGTGACCACTTCACGAGTTACCGAATCGGACCACTCATGGTCTCGATCATTGAACCGGAGGAAAAGTAATGGCTCTCGTTGACGCGAATGGCAATCCTGTGAATACCCCGGCTGAGGAAATCCAGGTACCGGAGATCGAGTCGGGACTGTCCGAGAACCCCGAGGCCGAAGTCTCTGAACCGGCGCTGCCGCGTGAGATCGATCCCGAGGTGCTGGCGCAGTTGGAGCGTAATCTGGAGGCGTTCAAGTCCGAGCAGGGCGCGACCGCTTCTGGTTCTGAGGCTGTGGCTGGGCCGAATCTGGACGACTTCGAGTTCGACCCGGCTCTTGAGCATCTCTACCGTCGTGGCCGTGTCGAAGACGTGGATGATGTGCCTACGTGGGTGACGCCTGAGCACCAATACCTCATCATCGGCGGCAACTACGGCGGCGAGCGAGGGAAGAGAAACAAGGGTAACGTCCTGATGCGACTGGACGATCAGATTCAGGAGATCACGAATGGACCTGAAGGCATCATGTCAATCGCGAACCACGGTTGGCGTCTTTCTGCCGTCATTCCTAACGGAACCGGTATGGGTGTCGCTATCCTGGAGCGCAACATCAAGCGGCCTCTGCCGTGGCCTGACGCTGTTAAGAAGGAAACGGAAGTCGAGGCAGTCAAGGACGAGGAGCTTCAGCGGATGAACGAGACGGCCCAGGCTTGGGCGGCTGAGCAGCAGTCACAGGATGCTGGTGAGGCTGCGACGGAGACGCCGGATGCCTGATTTGTATTATGTGAATGTTAGCAGCGTACAAGCATACATGAAATGCCCGTTTAGGTGGGTTTGCGCCTGGGTTGAGAATCGTGTTCCAGCAGATGATGCTCGACCGCTACGGTTCGGAAAGCTGTTGCATAAGGTCTACGAGCGGCATCAGGCTGAGGGAATGTCGATGCAGGATGCTCTTGCGTTGTCTCGGTCTGAGTGGCAGACGTTAGCGGCCTTGACGCAACCTGATACGCCTGACTGGTCTGTTGCCCGTGATGCGCTCGCTGATCTGGAACAAATCTGGGAGCCAATGCTGCTGTGGAAGGACCGTTACCCGTTTGAAATTCCCGTGTTGGAGGCTGAAGCAGCCTTCACCATGCCACACCCTATGGACGCTAAGATCATCATGCGGGGTCGTCCTGACCGAGCCGGGGTTCACCAGGGCCGTGTTTACCATGTACAGAATCGTTCCCTCGCGTCGGGCGTGAACTTTCCTCTGTACTTAGAGTTACAGAAACGTAGTTACCATGAGCATCTGTACGGTGCATGGTTGGCACAGAAGTATCCACAGTACGAGCTTGGTGGTACCTTCTATAATCTGTATCGCAAGCTTAAGTACCGGAAGAAGGCTACTGTCAAGCAGGTTGCTGCTGGGGAACCCGGTGATATCCTGCACCCGATCTCCGAATTGTTCTGGCAGCATCCGATGACAATTGACTTGAAGTCATCGTTACACGAGCATGTAATGAAGTCGTTGCTCCAGCATATCCATGCTATGCAGGAAACGGAAAGACGGTACAGGGAAGACGGAGTAGTTCCACCGCCGAACGAATCGATTCATGGTGGACCTTACGGCAACAGCGTCGATCCCTACTATCGTGTTTTGACAGGAGAGATCGAGTTATCAGATGATCAGTATTTCAAAAACCGCGAAAGCACTTACGCAGTAACCGAGGAGGCGTAACATGGGTACCACGCTGAAGGTTGGACGCAAGACGATTACGTACACGATCACGACGAATGGTTACGCCTTCTTCTTCGTTGAGATTTCTGAGAACAAGGTCTTCGCTGGCTATCTGCGCAACAATCGCGGTGACATTCGGTTCTTCACGACTCGTAGCGGTGCGCGTAAGGCGATCTCTCGGGCCGTTGGAAATACGGCTTGGTAATGAAGAAAACGGAGATTGCATGGGCGGCCGGGCTTTTTGATGGCGAGGGCACTGTAGGAGCATATCGAAGATGGGGTGAGAAGAGTGCTTTTGCAGTCATGCTTCGTATTGGAATGACTACTCGCCGTGATGTAGCCCGGTTCGCTCGTATATTTTCACTCCGGATATACAAGAATGGTAGAATGTATTTTGTTGCACTCAGGAGTCAGCGAACCGGACAAGTACTTCGCATACTCCGTCCTTTCTCAACGGGGAAACGCGCTCAGATGGAATTGGCGCTCCGCATCTTATCTAGGCAACAGCAGCATGGTTCTGGTGGTCGCGGTTACACAAAGAAAGAATACCAGTGGATGGAACGGGCAGCGGATAAACTTAGGGAGATGAAACGTGTTTGATAAAGTCGCCATACGCCGTCTCTGGTATATTCTTCCTCATCCTCCGGGGATGACCGTTCGGTGGTTCGCTAAATCATTAGACGGGACCACTAAGTGGGGCGGATTTGCAGATACAGCCGACGAACTGATTAACGCAGCGATTCATTGTCCGGCCATGAATTTCTACGTCTGCCCAAACCCAGCGACATCACGATCTGGTATACGGCATAGTACGAAGGACGTAGGATGTTGGTCTTACTTTCTTTTGGATGTGGACCCCGCGGTGAAAACTGACTTCGATCCATGGCCGCTCATGGAAGAGGCACTCACGCTACTGAGTGACTGGTGGGGCAAGGACCTTGTGACGACTCAGGGACGTAGACCGATCATCATCGACAGCGGGCGAGGGTTACAGTCTTGGATTCGTCTTCCGGATCATGTGCTCACAACTTGTGATGGAACACTCCGTCCAGAACACATAGATGCAGTATGGCGAGAACAGATCGACGGTATTCCATCATTCGACCGTCGTGTTGCTCGTCTTACCATGCGCTACTGGTTGGAGAAGTTGGATGCTCGACTCGGCGAACGTAATGGGTGCCGAATCGACACCACTTGCTCCGATCTTCCCAGGCCAATGAGATGTCCGGGAACAGTTAATGTTAAGACCGGGAAATATGCGGCGTTTGTAAACGACGCTGATCATGTGTACACGGACCTAGCACGACTCGTAGTAAGTCTCGTTCCCAATGACAAGTTCAGGATCGAACCTGTCCCCTCGCTGGCTCCTGGGGCAATCTGGCAGGATGTATTCGTCCATCTGACTGTCAAGGCGCAGAACTATCTGACGCGGGGTAAGCTCGACCCAGGGCGGCACGAAACGATGTGGCACACGGCGCGCTGTCTCGCGGAGCGAGGGCTGACCAGGGAAGCGGTGCGCGAGGCTATCGAGTACGCAAATCAGAAACACGGACCGGACAAAGAATTAACACCGGAAGATGTCCAGCACGCCCTCGATACAGCCTTTAAGGACTTGACTTTGGCCGAGGAATCTGATACAGTTCCTCCCTCAACCCCCTAACGTAGGAGGCATCAGTGGCACTGACGCTGTTCAACGCGCAGGACCAGTCAACGAAGCGTGAGCGGATCATCATTTACAGTGATCCTGGGCTGGGCAAGTCCCGGCTTATGCTTTCGCTGACGCCCCGGTTCGGCAACATTCTGTATTACGCAGCAGACGATAACTCGGAGTTCCTGGACTCGATTAGCGAAGACAAGATGGGTCGTGTCTTCGTGATCAAGCCGGGCGGCGACGACGATATCGTGAACTTCCAGTCGTTCTGTGAGACCGATTGGAAGGGCATGGAAGGTACGGTACTCGCGGACGGCCGCGTGTTCCCCAAGATCGACACTATCGTGGTTGATACGTACACGACCGTGGTCGAGCGGACGCTTCAGGCAACGGCAGAGCAGGGACTGGCTGGTGCGGAGAAGCACTTCAAGGTCGGCGATCCGAAGGGTGAGGGCGGCATCACGATCCCGAACCGTGGCGATTACCGAGGTAACGACAGCCTTTCGATGGGCTTCCTCGATACGCTCTTCGACAAACAGCGCGACTTCCACATCATCTTCGGCTGCCATGAGACGCTGAAGTATATCGAGGATGTCTGTGTCGGTGGCGGTCCGGCTCATCCTGGGCGGCGTATGCTGAAGGAACTGCCTGCGCGGTTCAGTACGGTGATCCGGCTGATCCGTGATACGGCAGAGATTCCGGAGCCGGAGTTCCATGTTGAGAATGTTGTTATCGCCGTTACGGAGAACGACGGGCAGTTCATTGCGAAGACAAGGACGAAGAATGAATCGGAAAAGAGTCCGCTCGCACGAGTGATCCTGGATCGGAATCCGATCAATTTCTGGCAGAAATATGATGCAATCTACGCACCTAAGACGGTGCAAACCGAGGAGAACAGCAATGTCTGATGTCAAGGTTCCTGTAACGTTTGGTGTTTCTGCGGCCTCGTCTGCCCGTGCGAAGGCATCGCTCGATCCGAATCTGTACGCTCCCAAGGACGCGAAGTCCACGACGGACAAGAACGGTAAGGTCTACCGGCGCTGGACTGAGTCGGGTGTTATCGATCAGGTGTGGTCGGAGACGACGAAGGGTGAGGGCAACAAGCCAAAGCTGGCCGTGTTCGTGGTCGCTGTGCGGTTCCGTCCGGGCGAGCCGAATCAGAACAAGCTGGGCTGGTTCCGTCTTATGTTCCATCCTGGTATTGCCTCGGGTCAGGCCGTCAGCGATGCCGTGCGCAAGAGCTACGAGGGCATGACGGAGCGGAATCTCGCGTCGCTCATCTCGCTTCTTGAGGTGGCGGGCAAGATGCCTGCCAGCGGTGAACTGAACCCGGCGCTGCTGGGTGCGCTGTTCCCGTCGAAGGGCCAGTCGAGTTCGCTGAGTGGTACGCAGGTTACCGTCAAGATTTGCCAGTCGCCCAACGAGGGCGGGCAGCGTGAGCTTCAGGAGGTTGCTGAGGTCTTCCTGCCTGCGAAGGCTGTCGGAGTGACGGAAGCGAAGTAATCAGTTGTCGGGAATTCTCGCCAAGTCTGAAGACTATAACCGGGGGCGAGACACGGGGCAGGAGGGGTTAGGCTGCTCCACCAACTTTAGGAGTACACATGACGTTAGCTGAGCGTGGTTGGGTTGCGGGGATCATCGATGGTGAGGGATGTATCTATCTACATCCAAGACACCATAGTGCATCTACATTCCATCTACGACTCAAAGTAGCTATGACGCACAAGGTCACGATATTAGCTTTACGTAAACTAACGGGTGGTGGTGCGATACAAAGAGTACGACGACCAGGAACAAAGTGGAAGGACTCTTACGTTTGGGACAACAGTACGCAGGTCGCGGCTGCTGTTCTTCGTCAAGTTCTACCTTTTCTACGAACAAAGCATCGACAGGCGGTTCTGGCAATCAGCTTTGCGGAAGACCGCGCGCGAGTCGGTGGTGGTGGTAAGGGTACCGCACAACGTAAGAAGGCGGCAGCTTCTAAGCGCAGACAAATGACGGCCTATCGCCGTATGCGGAAGCTGAATCGAAAGGGTAGGTAGCATACGAACGGACCTCAGACACAGGCGTTTGTAAAAGATAATTTGTTTACTCGCCTGATTAACCGCATCTCAGAGATCAACGCCAGTGAGGGTAAGCCCGCTGGTCGTGCATTGACGCAGGCGGCCGAGCATTTTGTCTCAGCCATCCCCGCGAGTCGAGTGCGGTCGCTTAGTCCGCAGGCTGCTGCACGCCTGGACTTCGTGCCGCCGCCGCTGTCTCCGGACGAGATTTCGAACGCGAATGCTACCGCTGCCCATCTGGGTGTCGGTGGAATGGACGAGCATGACTTGCTGCCTCCGGGCATGCGTGGTCAGAACACGGATACGAGCGGTGGTCCGAGCGAGGAGGAACTGGAAGCCATGCTTCCGTCCCGATTTCGTTCTAGTCCTGCCTCCGCACCAGGAAATCCTGCGCAGGAACGGATGGGTGGAGTAGACCTTCCCTCGGGGCGTCCTATGCACGAGGCCCGAGGGATGTTCGTGTCCAAGGGTATGCCCGACTTCCGGAAGATTCAGGGATTCAATCTGGAGCGTGGCGTTGCTATCGTGGACGGGATCGAGTTCCCAATTCCGGATGAAGACGTAAAAGACATGAAGAAATTCGCCCTCCATATTGTGCTGGACAATATGGTGGTGCAGGTTGCCTCGGCTCTGGTTGAAATTGGAGTTCCCCAGGAGATGGCTGACAAAGCAGCGCAGTCTCTTCGTGATGCAGCGGCGGCAGCTACGCCAGGAGCAATGACGAATGAACGATCCAGCAGCAGAGAAGGTGTGTCCACAGTGTCTCCAGTCTCTACCACTGACAGCGTTCCACAAGGACGTGACGCAGAAGACGGGTCGGCACAGTTGGTGCAGACAATGCACGAAACAGACGACCAGAACACGGACGCTAGCTGGCTCTTGGCAGACAGAGAAGCACAAGGAGAGGAACCGCCGATTCAGGGGGACGATAGCGGGAGTAGCGACGAGCCTTCGTAGTCAGCATGATTACAGTCGGCCTGACTCTCTTGTCCTTGCTGCGACGCTCATGCACCGTAATACACGGTGTCAGATTTGTGGCATCCCGCTCTATTTTCTCCGTCTCTTGAAGTTCTGGCCACAAGGTGGCGAGAGAATGAATCGACGCATGACGGCCGATCATATTCAGCCTAACGGACCTTCGACACTTGCGAACACGCGCCCACTTTGTTCTTCCTGCAATTGGAAGCGCGGGCATGCACAGTTCACGGATGTCGAAGTTCTTCGTTACATGACGTGGTGGTACACAACAAATTACGCCCCGCGCTTTCTGTGGTGGCTGAATACTAGCCCAGGTGAAGGTGGTAGATTACACCGGACTGCGGGCACTGAATCTACGGATAGGAGACTCGATGGCAATTCGTGAACCAGACTATGCAGAGGGTCGAGTCGATGCTCCCTTCCTTTTCGTCTTCAGTCATAAGCCTTCTGAGGGCATGAACGCGTGGTTCCTTCAGAAGCTTCTAGACTGTGGGATTGACAAGCTTGATTGCCGCTTCATCTACATGCTCGACGGACCGCCCAAGGGTGGTCACGGTAAGCCGGTCAAGGAACAGACTCGTGGCTCGTGGAATCGGTTTCAGGCCGAAGTACGCGATTCCAACCCTCGCGTCGTCGTGCCCCTGGGGTCAGATGCACTGTACGCGCTGACCGGTATCCGGCAGCACATCGCGGATAGTCGTGGGTACCTGATCACGAAGGACTTTTTCCGCAACGCTGTCCATGACGAGTTCATCCAGATCGGCACATACAAGGCTGCCAGCAAGGCTACTGGTGCGAAGAAGGGTGACGCGAAGATGGCGTGGAAGGAAGTCACGGCGGACGGTCTTCTCGGAGCGAATTTCACTGGACACGTCATTCCGATGTTCCAGCTTGACCAGATTCGCATGGAGGGCTTCGCTGCTTCGGCCGCCGTGAATGCGGACCTGGATCGGGCGCGCCGGGCTTACGAGGGAAATCTTGATCTGATCGACGCGGCGTTCGTTTACGAGACGACGCTTACGCACACTCTCCAGTCGCATGATTGGGGTACAGTGATTGCCGTTGATATCGAGACGCACGGCGTGGACAATGAAGTTCTCGATTGCGTATCTATCTCAGACGGTAACATGTCGGCTACGCTCAAGTGGTCTATCCCGGTTCGGGAGTTCTTTACCCGGCTGTTCGCGCTGCCCGGCCGTATCTTTGCGCTGCACAACTCACAGTTCGACCTTCCTCGGCTCGTCCAGGCCGGGGTCATCATCTCGGATCATACGCTGCGGTATCAAGTCTTCGACACGATGCTCGCGGGCGCGGTCATTCAGCCGGACCTTCTCAAGGGCCTCGGCAAGATGACGACTGTTTATCTTGACACAACCCCGTGGAAGTGGCGTCTACTGTCTGCCGCTGATCCAGAGTTCTACTCTGCCAAGGACGCTTTTGTCACAGCACGACTCGCCATCGCACTGATCCAGATCATGAAAGACCTTGGTACGTGGAATCTGTTCATGGGTCAGGGTGGGCATCCTGGGCCAGGACAGATGGCGACGATTCCTACTCTTACGCGCGTTACGCGCGAGGGTATTCGTATTGACCGTGGCGCTGCGGAACTGTGGTGCCACAGGCTACGTCGGCAGTTGCTACGCCTACTGAAGCTGTGGAACAAGACTTTCCCGACGTATCGCCCATCTAGCACGAAAGAACTGCGCGAACTATTCTACAAGGAGTGGAACCTCCCGATCCAGAAGACTCTCGCGGAGGGCATCAGTACGGATGAACTAGCGTGCATGCGTCTACGAGAGTACACGAAGATGTACGCTACCTCGCCTAGCACAGCGCGCGAGGGATGGCGAACGGACTCCCGCTTCCATCCGCGTGTATTCGACTTACTGCTAGCGATTCGTAACGTGTCGAAGCAGTTGGGAACCTACGCTCAGCCAGTTGCGGAGAGCGGACAGACCCGTGTGTACCCGTCGTACCTGCCCGCACCGAATCGCACTGAGCGGGACGGGCTGGAAGGCAGCAAGGGCAATACGTCTACAGGGCGGCTCGCGTCGTCTAATCCGAATATCCAGAATCAGCCGAAGCGGGCTCGCTGGATGTACGTGCCGGATGCAGACGACATGTGCTTCCTTCAGGCTGACTATACGCGCGCTGAACCGTACGTCATGGCGTACATGGCGAACGATAAGAACATGATCGCGGACTTGAACTCGGGTGACCTCTACCAGCGGTTGCTTGAGCGTCTGTCTGGTATGGGCTACAAGGGCTTGACCAGGAAGACGTGTAAGAACGTGTTCCTTGCTGGCCAGTACTTTGCCAGTGCCGCGAAGGTGTCTGAGATAATCCTGAAGCAGGATCATACGTTCATCGAGCCGTCTGTCTGTAAGGGGATTCTGCATGGTATCGCAACAGCATATAGTGACGTGGCTGCGTACAAACAATATCTGGTTCAGTGTGCCCAGCCACCAGACGAGGGTGGACAAGGTTATGTACGCAACTCCTTTGGGCGCGTTCGCTTCTTCTACGATGGTCGTGGTCCTGCTGCCGTAGACTTCGTTCCCCAGTCGGTCGTAGCTGACGTTTTGTGGTGCGTACTCATGGAGATCGATGACGTGGCGCGATCCCTCGGAGGCCGCTTTATCCTGACCGTACATGACTCGGTCCTTGTCCAGGTGCCGAAGCAGCATGTGGCTACGATGGCGAGTGAGATGCGGAGGATCATGGAACGGCCGTTCGACTGTGTGAAGAAGGGCTTCAGCATCCCGGTTGAGTTCGAGGCTGCTGGACCGGGCGAGTCGTGGGGCGCGGTGAAGGCGTACAAGGTGGCGGCATGATGCGAGCGTATCTAATCAGTAGGCCGACGCTGGACTTTATCGAATACAACCGATTTCTTGCGGACGAAGGACTTCCGAAGGAAGCTGGTTATCACGTAGAGCCTTCCAGTGACGGAGAGATGCTGGCGGAAATTGCTGGTCGTCTCTGCTACATGAGCTACGGCAAGGGACGCAAGACGACGCAGGCTTTCATCGAGCATATCGTTGACGTTGGCCATTTCTCAGTGCTTGAGCATGCTAACTGGACTTTCATCTTCACGTGTGTCTCGCGTTCGCTGACACACGAGTTAGTCCGGCATCGGCACTTCAGCTTTAGCCAGTTGTCGCAGCGGTACGTTGACGAGAGCAATGCTGAGATGGTCATGCCTGAGCTAGTCAAGGGTGATCTCATGGCCGAGTCTGCGGCGAAAGAAGCTTTCGAGACGACGCAGCATCTTTACAAGCATCTGGTTGGCTATCTGGAGACGCGCTTCAGAGCACAGAGTCCAGAAGCATCTGATGTCGAAGTTCGCAAGGCTGTCCGGCAGGCGGCGCGATCCGTGCTTCCGAACGCGACCGAGACCAAGATCACGGTAACGGGTAACGCGCGCGCGTGGCGAGAGTTCATCCAGAAGCGCAAGCATCCGGCAGCGGATGTCGAGATCAGGGCACTGGCAACACTTGTGTTGAACACATTGAAGAAGGAAGCTCCGTCAATCTTTGCTGATATGGGGGACGAGTGAAAATCTATCTGATTGGTTCGCTCCGGAATCCGGAAGTGCCTGTAGTCGCGGCTGAAATCAGGAAGCTAGGCTTTGACTGCTTCGATGACTGGTACGCTGCGGGTCCTGAAGCCGATGACTACTGGCAGCGATACGAGAAGGAACGCGGGCATGACTTCGCTACGGCACTGGATGGCCACGCTGCGAATCACGTCTTCCAATACGATAAGCAGCACCTTGACGAGAGCGACATCGGTGTGTTAGTGTTACCTGCCGGCAAGTCTGGCCATCTTGAACTCGGCTATCTGATCGGCCGAGGCAAGCCATGTTACATTCTCCTGGCCGGAGAGCCGGAGCGTTACGACGTGATGTACCGGTTCGCAACGAAGATTTTTACTAGTCTACCCTCGCTGCTCGATCAATTGAGTAACCGGGTGACGGCGAGTGATCTAAAAGAGAACGGAATTTTCTGGAGGAATCATGGAGTTTGAAATCAAGGATAGTGGACAACGACAAAAATTCTCCACTGGTATGCAGCGCGACACACAAGCAGGCAAGGTACTATATGAGCTTGTCTTCGACGGTCCCATGATCGAGCGGTACGCAGCCCACCTGACAAAGGGCGCGGAGAAGTATTCGGCTCGAAACTGGATGCTCGCAGCAACTGACGAAGAGGAGCAACGATTCCGTGCCTCTGCTATTCGTCACTTCTTCCAGTGGCTTAGAGGTGACACAGACGAAGATCATGCTGCTGCCGTCTTCTTTAATATCAATGGCGTCGAATACGTGAGAGAGCGTAAGCGTGGACCGGCCACTCCGCAAGTGTAACCAGTGCAAGGAGCCTGCAACAATCGGTACGCGCTGCTTCCGGCACTACGTCCTGGTTCTTGCGCGCGAGCGTAACTTGCTGCGATACAAATGGTTCCGGTGGAGGATCGACAAATTCGTCTCGATGCTTCTCGGGCGATATCTGATTATCACAGGTGGCAGCGAACCGATTCCAGCGTGGGACTTGATCAAGTTAGTTTGGACGGACGATCCCAGACCCAACTGGACACACAGAAAAAATACGACCGATCACCGCCCCCAGGGGGGTGGAATCCGGTCGCGTAGTGAACTACACTCATTGATCGCTGCTGTTGAGCAGCGCGCGAGGGAAGACAGATATGCGAGTGACGATTGCAGGTAAGAATATGGGGCCGATCTCGGGCTGGGATGGGGCGGTTGTTGTTAACGATAAATTTTACTGTGCTAAGGTGGGCGCACAATTTGAGACTCTTATCCTTGGTAGTCTCGGTTCTCTTCTTCCTGAGCAACTCCCGATCGGGACAAACATCCTTGTTACAATCACCGTAGAGGAGCCGACGCATGGACAGGCAACTGCTCAGGGCTGAACTTATTCGGGATGAAGGTTGCCTTCTCGATGCGTACAAGGACACGATGGGTTACTGGACCATCGGTGTCGGGCATCTTCTCGGTACGTCGATGAGGATGGAGAAGATTACGCAAGCTGAAGCGGAAGCACTTCTCAATAGTGACATTGATGAAGCTATCGACCTCGTCTCTACCCTTGTTCCTTCTATTTGGCAGGTCAGTGCGACCGAGTTTATGGAGGAGCGCGAGCGTGCGCTTGTCAACATGGCATTTAATCTCGGGAATCGCCTACGTGGATTCAAGAAATTTCTCGCTGCTGTAGACCGTCGTGATTGGACCACCGCCGCTGTTGAGATGATGGATTCAGTGTGGGCTAAGCAAGTCGGAGCACGGGCTGACCGTCTTCGGCACATGATTTTGAAAGGGGAAACGCCGTGAAGGTAGGATTCGATCTGGACGGAGTACTGGACAGACCCGTACTGGCTACGCTCCTTCGTACGTTACTCTCGGCCGGTGTCGAAGTCCACATCATCACGGGTACTTTTGACGAATCAGACTCTTGGCAGGGGCCACAGGCTAAGCGGGAGAAGCTTGCTCGTCTGAACATCCCGTATCGGGAATCTATCTCTCCGGTTCCTGGTCCTGGTCATCCTGCGACAGCAGTGTTCCATTGTCTGTACGCTGTGGATGAGCATTACGGGCTGGAATACCGGTTGCGTGATCTTGGGATGCGGAAGGGCGCGCTGTGTGAGAAGTTGGGCATCACGCTGTTCCTAGACGATTCGGAGATTTACGCCAAGATGATCCCACTGATGGCTGGTGGTACAACCATTCTTCATGTGAGGTAACGATGGCCAGAACGATTGCACAGAGATTCTGGCCCAAAGTTAAGAAGACTAAAACTTGCTGGCTGTGGACTGCCGCCACGGATGATTGTGGGTACGGATTCTTTCGGAAGGAAAGTCGGGGAATGATGTGCCGGGCTCACCGTGTTGCTTGGGAGTTAGAGCACGGACCGATACCTGATACTATGCAAGTACTGCATACTTGTGATAATCCGGCGTGCGTAAATCCGGATCATTTGTGGTTGGGTACACACGCAGATAATATGCATGACAAGGTGCGGAAGGGAAGAGTTTCTTTCGGTCCCCAAGATGGAGAAAATAATCCAGCCTCAACTCTATCCGACGAAGAGGTCACGGAAATACGCCGAGAGTACGCGACAGGAAACTGTACTCAAAGAATGCTCGCCGGAAAATACGGCGTTGCTCAACCAACGATCAGTAAACTTGTGCTGCGGCAGCGGAGGAACACATGAGAATTATCGTCCTAGACGTAGAAACGGGTGGCTTCGATTCCACTACTGACTCGATCCTTTCCCTCGGCGCGGTAGTACTGGACGACGACGGTACCATCGTTGACTCGTTCCACACGTTGATCCAGGAAGAGGAAATCAACGCCAACGAGGGCGCGCTGAAGGTCAATGGTTTGACCATCGAACGACTCCGTGAGCAGGGCTTGTCGCCCCGTATGACGGTAACGCTGTTCACTGAGTTCATCCGGCGCAATAGCCTTCCCTCGCGGCCGACTCTTGCTGGCCACAACATCGCAGGATTTGACATGGGCTTCATCCGGCGTTTGTACCGTTTGGCTGGTGCGAGGATGTCGTTCGACTATCATGTACTCGATACCATGTCGATGGCGGGACTGCTGAAGTGGGCGGGTCGGTTGCCGGTAGCGAACGTGAAGCTGGATACACTGGTCAAGCACTTCGGCATCGTGGGTCGTGAGGGCGAGGAGCATAATGCACTCGAAGACGCGACGCTTACAGCGAAACTCCTGGTCGCACTCCGTGATATGTTCACAGTTGTCGCACTTGAGAACAAAACTACCTAGGAGGTAACTCATGGGTTGTGCAGTTGCAATTGTCGTAGGACTCGTCTGCGCGTTCCTCTTCATCGAGTTCGTCATGCCACTGTTCTTCCCTGTCCAGTGGCCTTGAGTTTGGGTTGACTACGCCCGTGAATCGGGCCTTGCCGCGAGGCTCTACGGGCTGGTACCGGTTCGCGAGACCGACTGTCGCATAGCATTACGGTGCTAGGGCAGTTCGGAGGAAGAGTAGAGTGTCAACCCGACAAACACGAAGCCCCGACTGCCTATCACTAGGTGGCCGGGGCATTTGTGTTGTTACGGATGAACTCGCCCAGGTGACTGAACGGGCTCAGGACTCCTCCCACGACGTGGGTGAGCTATTTCGATGCAACTCCCTGGAGCTTCTCGACCGTACGCATACCACCGAGGCCGAGCATTCCAACGAGCAATGTAGTCAGGAGACTCACGTCTAGCACGACCATCTTGACCGGATGTGCCGTCATCTCTGAGCCCCACACGACGAGGGGACCGAGAACCATCTGGATAGCCAGAGCCGAACCACAAACCCAGCCGATGAACGGACGCCAACCAGATACGAAGATGTTCGGATTCGCTGCCTCGATCTCGTTGATCTTGTTCTGCCCGGCGATGACCGCGAGGTCACCACTCTGCTCAAGTTCAGCGAGTTTCTGAATCGCTTCAGCCTTAGCCTTGGGATCGGGGATGACCTTGTCGAGAATCTTCGTACCGAAGCCGAGGAGGTCAAGAAGAGGAAATGGCATCGTTACCTCTTATCTTTCGGTAGCGGTCCAAGCGGCTTACGTCCTGCACCGACGTTGACACTGACATAGTGTTCGAGAAAGAGGCCAACTGCGAGTACAGCAACTGCACCGTAACCGCCGTTAAATGGAAGACCCGCGAGGATCAGCCACGCCACTAGGGCGACGATTTCAATAGCAGTAAACAGAATGACGCCTTTGAGTGCCTTGCTCATTACTTACCTCCCTTGATTTTCTTCCCTGCGTAACCGCTATTCTTCGTCAACTTCATCGGGGGAGCCTCGTGCTTGGGCATAGTCGCTTCTCCGAGTATCACATTCTTCGTGCGGTCCACCATATTCTGAATCGGGCTCTTACGTGCCATTAGCGTTCCCTCCGTTCAAGAAGTCGGTCCAACTTGTGATTCATTTCTTTCTGTCCGTCTTTAATCTCAGTAATGTCATCACGTACAGTCTCAACTTTAGTCTCGACTACTGCAAGACGGGCATCCTGTTTCCACGATGAGACGCTTGACCATGTAGCCCAGGCGACGGTACTGGAGAGGATAAGACCGATGATAACCTGGATCAGCCACATCGGAACTTGCTCCATGCTGCGGCTTAGTGCATTGTGAGTCATTGCTGCTCCCTCTCCGCGCGAGCGGCTTCCAACTTTTCCAGGATCGACTGCTTCCGCTTCTCACTTCCCTCCGGACGGGGCGGTGCTTCTTCCCTCGCGGCCTTGGCAATGGGCGCGGCTCGTTTGATCTCTTCTTGTGCTTCCTTAAGCTTCCGCCACGCATCGGACACCTGTGTCGGCGTGCCGTTGCGAATGGCCGTCTTCCACTGTGTCTTGGCCTGGGCCAGCTTCGCCTTGGCCTCGACCAGGGTCGCGTTCTGTAGCTGCGTACCACGTCGAGCAGTCGGCGCGAAGGAGAGACCGAGCCAACGCTCAGCCGCTACCTTGGCTCCCTCGGCGGGTCCGTAGTCTGCGGCCGTCTGCGCCCCCTCGATACCGATGCGGGCGAGGGGAGAGATGCGCCCGAGACGCTCCTTCAGTGACATCTCGCGTCCCGTGTCAGTCTTACCGGACATGAGTTCCTTGACCACTTCGGGCGTCAGGAGCATCCCCGTGAAGTTCTCGGCTGCTTGTGCTCCGGCATCCTGTGCGAACTGAACTGGCGTATCCTTGCCGCTGATTACCCGCTGAAGGCGTGACGGAGTGTTGCCAAGCCCCGCGACCTGGGCCACCTGTTCGGGGACCCACCAGCGGAATCGGAGTACAACGGGAGCACCATTGATGTCACGGCGTACATGTGCCGGGTCCATCGGGTCCGGGACAATGATGTGAATTTGGCCACGCTCACGTTCGTGCAGCGCGTCTTCAACTTGCTGATACTCGGGGTTCTGAGTATTCCAAAGCATCGTGGCCGTGGGGACAGCAACCATAGCCGTCAGGGCTTTCACCTTGCCTGGGGCGTTCTGTGCGAGATTCATCGTGTTCAGGGCCCATTCTGTAGCCAGACCCTGGAACTGGATGAACGGTGCGATGAGACGCATCGCCGGAAAGGTCGCCCACTTCGGAGCACCGGCCCCGTAATGGAACGTAATCTCACGGCCGACACGACCGAACTCAGCGGGGTTGTTCGACTGGGCAAAGGCTTCCATACCGGCCGCGATACGCGGAGCCAACTCGACAGCTTGCCGTTCCGCTGCGAGTACCTGGAACGGTGCTGCGAATTTGACCTGCATCGTCTGCCACCAGTTGTCATAGTTCTTCTGTGCTTCCGGCAGGTTCTTGAGAAGATGCTGCGGGATACTGGAACCACCAACGTCGTGCATGATCGTGCTGGCGGGCAGGCCCTGCTCTACTGCCATTTCCCATACGTCCACCGGCTGTCCGTTGATCTCAACGATTGTGCTTCCCTTTCCGAAGACACCACGGAAGGCGACTTTGTTCGCGGTGCCATACCACTTCAGGATGCCAAGCGGACTTACGCCCAACTCAGGACCACGAGTCATAGCAACCATGAGGTCAGAGCCACGGTTGACGTTCGTATTACCGGGATTGTAGATGGTGAACTGCCGGGCGATCATGTTGCCCGCCTTGTACAACTGCTGCTCGCGCGCGGTGTGCATTGACCGCTTGTAGCTCTTCAGAGCTTCTACGATAGGTGTCGGGAAGATGTGTCCCTGGTTCGCGGGAGGGAGTGCTTTCTGCGCGCCGAGGATGAACTGCTCCTCGGGCGTCTTCGGTTCGTATCCAATGTCACCGGGGCCAGGAAGGAACCGGGAGAAGCCCTTCGGCGGGTCCATGTGCGCAGGCACCTGATCGGTCAGGTTGATCGACTTGTCGGACTTGAGATCGAGCCACAGTTCGTGTTCAGCCACATGTCTGTGATACTGGGCCATTGTCTCGCGCAGCATGTTGACAAGATTGGACTCGCGCTCTGTCTGATCCTCCCCTCGGTGCTTCAACATGGACAGGAGATTGAGACGGAAATCTTCTCCGGCTGCCTGGGTTGTAGCATCAGCCACGGCGTGAAGCTTGCGAATCGGAGTATAGTCTTCGAGATAGCGTTCTGGCGTAAGCCAGCCACGAGACTGAGCATCTCCGAAGAGCGCGTCCATTTTCGCGCGGTACCGCTTGTGTGCTTCAGCTATCTGCGGGTCGGCATCGACCTGAGCCTGGAGTTCGCTAACAACGCGCTCCCACTTCTCGATGGGCTCGCCCATAATGTCAGGTCTGCCATCACGCTTAGCTTGCGCCAACTCGTCTGAGGCCAGTAGGTGCTTGGCCCAGATCGTTGTCTGCTTTGGCGAGTCGATTTGCATGGGCTCCACGATCTTCGAAAGCTCGAAGTCCGCCATGTGCCCTGCACTCTCTTCCGCCTGCCGTGACCGTAGGAACCGTGCCTGAAGGTCTTTCGGCAGATTCGGATCACGCTTGATCGCGCCCCCAAGGAAGGTTTTGAGCGATTGGATACCATCCACGAGAGAGTTGTGCGGATCGTACGTCATCTCAAGATGCTGTTCGACAGCCGGCTGTGACGTAACCTGGGGCTGGTTTGGACGCCGCGACATCGGCGGTTCAGCCGTGCGCAACTTCTCCATCAGCTTCGGAGCCCGCTCAGCCAGTTCAGGGACGGCTGGCTTGAACAGAGCTTCCCCCACCTGTTTCCCGGTCTCACCGAGAATCTTGCCGAACTCACTGAACGATGGCATTACTTACTCCCTTTCTGGGGACTACGAACAAGAACGATTGGAGTATCGCCTTCCTTACCAGTACGAACGAAACCATGCTTCTCATACCATTTGGCGATCTTGGCCGCAGGAATCTTGCCTCCCTTGAGGCCGGGCATGTCAGTGACGGATACCTGAATCGGCGCACCGGCTTCATCAGCCGACTTAACGATGGCAGCGAGAGCTTCCGTGCTGGCCTTGCCCCCGTGTTCCGCACCCTTGATGCTCTTGATGATGATGTGCGTGCCGTCTACGGAAGGCGTAGCGTGAACCGTTGCCCCCTTAACGATGGTCGGACCGGACTCGTGGATCGTACGCATAACATGCTCAACAGCCTTCGTCGGCAACGTGATCTCATTTCCGAGCGCCGGACCCGTCCCCTCGGCGCTGCGCGGTGGCAGCGTCAGGTCTAGCGGAGAAGCGGTGCCGGGCGGTTGCACACTAGCAGGCCCAGCAGGCGGAAGCGGTGCCTCGGGGAGACGCATAGCGTGTTCTGCTGGCAGATTCGGACCAAGACGCTCGATATCAAGCGGCGACCGCATGGCCGCTGCCGGGCTACCAGCCTGTGGTGCAACACCGATAGGCTGCTGCATTTCGGGCGTGAACCCAGTTGACGGACCAGGAAGTGGAAGCTGCTGTGGGGTCGGCATCTGTTCGAGACCGGCCATCGGAGCGGGAGGTTCCACCGGGGGAGTGAACGGAGGAGCGGTCGGCTGGGCAACCGGTCCCTGTACCGAAGGAGGCGCGACTTCGGGCGCGAGACCCCCTTGGGCGTTCAAGTCTGCCCCCGGTGGTAGAGTACCCAGAGGCGCAAGCGGCTCCTGGGGAAGAGCGACAGCGGGATTGATCTTAGCTTCAGCCTCTAGCCACGGCTTGATCTTGGCCGTGATAGCTTGAATCGCAGCAGGGTCAGCCGACATGGCGTCCTGCCCATAGAGCTTGGATGCGATGTCAGCGGCCAGCTTCTCGATGGGAGCACCGGCCGGAGCCTGTGCCTGCCATGCGTCGAAATCGGGCTTGAACCGGCCGCGTAGCATCGAAGGCTGAAACTTGTTTGCAAAGGTCTTGAGTGCCACAGAGCGCGCCCCGAGGGCAGAAGCCTCAGCAGCAGCGTGGCGGGCAGCCCAAGCAGGATCGATCTTCGATCGGATCGCGGTCAGGCCGTCGCCGAGGGCACGACCGACTTTGTTCCCGGCAGCGCCAAGTCCGTGGAACACAGCACCACCAGCGGCACCGTATGCGGCTCCTGTAACACCACCGTGACCGATGCCATGCGTCACTTCATTGAAGATGTCTTCAGCACTCGCACCCTGCGCCGCTGCCTCGCTACCACGGACAATACCCTCATCAATGGCACCATAAGCAGCGCCAAACAGTGCGCCAGTTCCGACAGAGCGTGCCAGTGTGTGCGCTGCCTTAGCACCACCACCGCCGAACGGTAGCGTGCCGTAGAAAGCCGCAGCTTCACCGGTTGAGCGAACACCAGCTTGTCCTTCCTCACCAACATCCTGCATGAGACTTTCCTGCGTCTGCGTATACCCTCTGACGACGTTGTGAATCTGCTCGTCAGTGTATCCTTTCGCCCGCATTTCGGCGATGTTAGGCTGTGGCACACCCGCAGCGACCTTCTCCAATTGCTGTCCTGCTGCAAGGTGCTTGACAGCCGTGACAGGAGAAGCGATGCTCTCGCCCACGCCCTTAACAAATGCACTCGGCATACCAGCAACTGCCTTACCCGCAGCCATAACTCGCTCCCCAAGTGGAGGTGGGGCGGGTTTGTAGTCCGGGGCGAACTTCTTTGTCAGCTTGTCCATGTAATCTTGAGGCGACAAGTCAGAGTAATGCCGCTGGTGCATCTTGACAATCACATCGTCGTCCGCCATGTCGGTATAATCCGGAAACTGTGCCCGGAAGCCCTTCATGATTGCCTGGACTTGAGGATCATCACTCTGCTGCGCTGTAGGATTCAGGTCAGCCATTGGAACTCCTAGTCTCTGAGATGGAGGGGATCATTCGGCTTAGCAGCCGCTGGTGTCTTACCGGCCCCTGTAGCTGGGATTTCACCCTTCTGAAGATCGTGCGCCTGCTTCATGATCTCGATCATCGTTTCGGTTTGCCACTGATCATACTGCTCAGGTTTGACCGTGAATCCACCCATGACAGGATCGAGCGCACCGTACTTCTGGAGCTTGGCCGCAGCAATCGTACCAGCGATTCCCAGCAACTTGAGTTTCATACGCTCGTCGAAGTGGAAACTATCAGCGATAGCACTCGCCTTCTCGCGCGCGGTATTGATCGCATTCGTGCCTTTGAGCTTCTCCAACTGCTCCTTCTCGGCCGCACGATTCTTAGCGCCAGCCTCACCAATGCCCTTCTGAAGCAGCATGGTTGCGAGGGCTTCTTGAAACTTCCCTCGGCGCTGGAGGTCGGCGATGTGGCTCATAGTGATATTTTCCTGGAGCTTGTCCATGTCACCAGTCTTCTGTGCTTCTGCCTTCTTGATCGCATCTTCGCGTTCGGTCATCATCCGGTCACTTTCAGGTGATCCAGCATGAGCGAAAGTACGCTGGAGCAATCCCGGCATCTTCTCGGTCTGACGGGACTCGATACGCTTGCGTAGTTCAGCCGCCTGCCCAGCGTAATCGATCTCAGGGCTCATCTCCCCGAGCACCTTCTGAATGTCAGGATTCGCCTTGTGCATCGCGGTGCCGAGATTGTGGAGCAACTGATACCAGTCATCTTCACTCATCGGCTCGTGTTCGTCCATCGCGTCGTAGTCCTTCGCCTGTGCCTGAGCTTGCGGATTAGCGCGCTGTGCGACAATATCATCAGGTGAGTACGCACCGGGAGCAGGAGCCGCAGCCGGTCGGTCGAGGAAAGAAGTCTCGGCCGCAGGAACCATAGTCCCCGCGAGAGAGCCGGTTGTGTCACTCGGCGCGATGACATTGCGCATCGACGGCCGTGGTTTCATCGTAGCCATGTGATCTCCTTAGGCGTAAGCTGCGGCGAAGCGGCCAGGACGGACGGCTCCGGACATACCAGAGAAACGAGACATCTTGGAAAGGAACCGACTCGGTCGGGCACCGTTGCTTCCTTGGATGGAGGCCATCGAAGGAGCGCCGAGGGCAGCGTTCGGTCCTGCGGGCTGTCCACCGGGAAGTGGTCCCTGCGGAACGTTGATCGCTGTTGGTGTGGGGACTTCTTGCGCTGTTTGTCCCATACCTTTACCGGCCATTCCGATGGAAGCGTATTTCGAAATCTGGCCACCAAGGTCGGAGATCGGAGAGTCTTCGTATGGAGCATTCGCCCGCAACCCTTCACCCTGCATGAACGCTGCGAGACGGCCCTGCACCATTTGCTGAGCGACAGGTAGCATCGATTCCATGAGGCTAGCCTTCATCCCTCGCTGGAGGTTGTTGACTGCCTGTCCTGCACCGGCCGTGGCGAAGATGTCGGCACCAGTCGAAGCACCACCCGCTGCCCCGAGGCCAGCATTTGCGGCCCCCCGTGCGAGGTCGGTCTGGAATTGCTGCCCGCCCTGGGCCGCGTTAGTCATGAGTTGCTGACCCTGCGTGCTGTTGATCGCGCGGTTGAAGAGGGCCATGAGTTCGTCATTGACGGCTCCGGCTCCGAACTTCTGCTTCAGCCATTCGGGGTCGATGCTCTTGCGCTTCTTCTTACCGAAGATGCTCATGAGTGTTCCGCCACCCTGCAATGCGGCAAGAGCGAGTGTGATCGGGTCCATATGACTCCTTAGTAGATCGTCTCGACAACGAAATTCGTTGTCGTGATTGTGTCAGATGCAGACGGTGCGCCTGCACCACCCCATTCGGCTGTAAGACTGATAGCGCCGGTTGCTGCCACAGTGACAGCCGAGTTACCCGTCGTAAAGGGGAGTAAGAACTCGACGCCGGTTCCTGTGTCTTGAATCTCAACAACGCCGCCACCGATAACAGTAGTCGCGCTGCGCCACGTCAAAACAACACTGAAACTCCAATCGGTAGTCGTTGATCCGAGTGTGAATGCTCCAGTGTCAAGTACGACGGTTGAGCCGTGCTTCAAGCGCAATCGAATCGAATCGTTTGCGATATTACCGATGACACCGTGTGCTGTAATACGGATTGAACGCCCGGTTGGGGCCGCATTGATCGTAGCTGAACCCTGTCCACCAGCATTGCTGATATCCGTTTCACTAGTCGTATTTGCGCAGGTATCGCTCGTGGTTAGCGCAAAGCCACCGATCTGGATTGTACCCGCCTGATTCGGTAGCACATCTGCATGGGTAGTTGCTGTGTTGATACCAGAAAGATCGAGTGTGACTTTCTTCGTCCGATCAGTCACATCCACAAGTGAACTGTCGGAGCGAATCGATGCTTTGAGCATCGCTTTGTTATCCACAAGGAAAGTGGCTGCGCCAGATACGGTAGAAATCGCATCAAGAAGATCAGCCGATTGTGACGCTCCGGCACCATTAAGCTGGAGTGGAACAACACTATTGCCATCAGCCGTGAAGGTCCCCATTGGAGAGAGGACCGCTGCTCCTGTACCGATGCCAAGATGTCCGGCCCCGTCGATCTTACCGAGTTGTGATCCGCCCGAGGAATCCCAACGCACAATGTCCGCTGAAACAGCGACAACTTCTACGTACGAGACACAGAGGTAGAGGGTGTCGCCCGTACCATCTAGCTCGATCGAGTTCGCGGTGCCCGTACCAACGCTTCCGCTAGTCGTGACTGTCGTCGTGATCGTGGTCGGGGTGGTGCCGATGCCAGAGAGGTTGTAGACCCCTGAGGCGTACCGGACACCTGCCGAGTCAACGAGGTGAAACGTAATCGTGGCCGAGCCCCCGAAGGTTCCACCGAGGGCAAAGACAGAGGCATTGATTGTGTAGGTCCGTCCGGCCAGAATCGAACCGTTAAGGCCGTTCTTCTGTCGATTGGCCCCATTTGGGAGGCTCGTATTAATCGCCATATACGACGAAGTTCCGTCGTTCGAAGCAAGCGCCGCTGCCGATGTTCCACCGATGGGAGTACCGCTACCAGAGTACGGTCCCGCCCAGTTGTCTGCTACGACACTGTTTGGCGTAAAAGTACCCCCACCAGCACCCGTTCCCACAACATGCAGGGGATTTGCAGGAGTTGCCGTACCGATACCGAAGAAGCCTCGATCTTCATCTAAGGCTACCCGAACGTTCGGGTATCCGAGATAGATAAAGCCTTTGTCCGCATCAGCCGTAGACGACAAGTACAGATTCCCGTTCGCTTGGTTCGAGCCGAAGGCAATCTGGCCGCCAGGGATACCCGGCTTGAAGAAGAACGGAGTTGTATCAACGAGCGGGCCACCACTACCATCCGGAGCTTCGTTACGGATAATCGCCCCGAAAGCTGCCGTTGTCTGATTATGGTTGTCTACGAGACGCCGGAGAAGGTTGTACAACCAGACCGGCGTCCCCTCGCGCTTGACCACTCCTGTTCCGATACTCGGCATCGTTAGCTCCTGTTCTGTTCCTTACCTGCGTCTGCCATGTCGTAAGCGAAGAAGTTCAGTCGCATGTCTACGCCTGCGTCTACGCGCGAAGCATCGGGCATCAATACCTTGTCGAACTGTAGCTCCAGTGCCTGTCCCTGATTATCCGGATGGACAACCAGGAGTGAGCCGACGCGCATGGAACTGTAGACAGTCTCACATGCTGTAGCTGCTTCACCGATATTCTGCCGACGAACTGTGACCGAGAGCGTACTACTGTCGAATCCGGTTGAGAAAGTACCGGCCTCGAAGGCGTTCGTGGAGATAGTAATCTGCGTCGCACTGTCCACGCTGAGGATGATCGTGTCACCCACGACATTTGTACTATGTACCAACATACCCTTCACGAGACCAGTTGTGCTCGCCATTGTCACTGTAGGCGAGCCCTTGGTGAACGTACAATTGGTCGTGACAACGAGCGAGCCAGTAGCAGAGAAGTGAATGTAGATACGCTCTTCACGCGCGCTTCGGTCGATACCATTCGGGAAGAATCGACGTGAAACAGCCCTCGGCGCTCCAATGACTGTGGTGGAGTCATCGCTCTTGTAGCCGGCAGGGATGGTGAATCCGTTATCTTCTGTGTAGATTAGACCACCAGTGTGATAGCCAGTGAACAGTACGTGCTGTCCGTTAAGCGTCGCAACCATAGCTGAGCGCGCGGCCACGGAGATCGGTCCGATGGCGGGAATCATGCCACCTTCCTTGATCTTGTCCTGTGAGTAGTTGAAGACCATCGCCCGGCTGTTCTTCCCGTTGCCACCGTAGGGCGCGTAGTAAAGCACCAGCCACTGTTCCTTCGGGTAGTTTCGGAGGATACACTTGCTGATATTCGCGGAATCCACGAGCGTGGACCACTTCAGGTCCAGGTTCAGGAAGCGCGTTGTCACGCCATCCGTAACATGGAGTCCGTTCTGTGCCACGTAGGCCAGTTGCTGGCCACCACCGCCCGGTACCGTGAAAAGCGCACCAGCGAGGGGACCGACGATTCCGTGATCTGAGGCCAAGTCTTCATGAGCAAGGCCCTCACGGAAGTCTGTGTCAGTCTCGGCCGGGAGGTAATTCACCCGCTTAACGGCATCGTTCATGCCGACAATCAGAACCTGACCGCAGCGCCGGATGAAGTTCACTTTGTTGTGTCGCCGCTCGTTGAACGCCATGACGTATGGGCCGGGCTTCCCCTTGTCCACGACGCCTGGGAAGGCTTCGGGCTCGCCGGGAAGCGACCACACGATGACGTTCTCGTTCGAGAGGTCATTCACGACCATGCTGCCCTGGAAAAGGTCTCCCGTCGAAGACAGTGGGGGCGTCCCTCGGGCCGGGATGTCAAGCGTATTGCCGATCTGGTCCCGATAGGTGACGATGCGGAATGGCTTGCCGTTCAGATTGACTGAGGTTCCAGAGAAGAATACAGTGACCTGGACACCGTCAACTGCGATGTGCTGATTGCTGTTGGACCCCGCCTTTTCGATCCAGACTTCGAAACCGCCTGTGCCAGCGGACGTAAAGTCTGCTGCTACCCATGCGACACCGAGCGTATCGAATTGGCTACCCACGACGTTGATTTTCCAATCGAACGTACGCACTTCACCAAGAATAGGACCGCTATCCTTCGTGATGCCGGTATTACGAAGGTACAGAAAGTAGTTACCCGCGCCAGTCGCGGGTCCGAGCTTTGCGCGCACAGATACCTGGATACCAGTCACGGTCTTACCAGTGAAGTCACCGTCCGAGCCGCTCATGGTAAAGGTCGTGAGCTTGTTCATCGACGCATTGACGCCCGCGCCCGAATTACCGAAGGCTGCGATGTTGTCATATGCGTTCAGAAGGTTGCTGGGGAGCGTCCACTCGTCACGACCGGATACCGCCGATTTCACGGTCGGGAACCCCGTGCGGCTGCTATTCGTGTCAGTCAAGTCCTTAGAGGTATCTGTGATGGGGATTGTCGCGACGAGTCGGAATGTAGCCAGCGAGGGAGTCGTGGAGGCATCCGTCTGCTTCGGCGACATGTAGATGCGCCAATGCGTAGCAAGGCGACCGTCACTACCATCGTTGACGATGGACGGACGTGCGACGCGCACACACTGAGTCGTGTAGTCTGTGACGTTGCCGACGACTGGACCGATCTGCACACCCTTGTCATCCTTCGGCGCGTAGGTACCCTCGACTTCATCGGGTTGATCCGGATTCGTGACTTCGGTCGTGAGAAACCAGTAATAGCCGTTACCAAGTACCGCAGACCACGTACCGGAGACAATGGACACTGTAGGCTGGCGTGCAACTGCACCCATGCCAGCAGGACGGGCGACAACGATATCGTCTAACGTCGTACCAGGGATAGAGCGCGAGCGGAAGTAGATGCGCTGCGTGACACCGGCTCCGAAGAGACCGTAGTAGACACCGCCCCACTGGACGAGATCAAGAATTTCGACTCCTGTGTCACTCGGCGCGACCGCGATGCCCATGTCGAAAGTCGCCGTGATGGTGGCTGTTGCGGTAGCTGGTTTAGAGATCGTGATCGAGGTTGCGCTCGTGAGTGTGATCACGACACTGTTAGTGGGGATGCCTGCACCAGAGATGCGGGCACCCAGAACCATATTGGCGAATCCACCGCTGGCCGACGTGATAACCGCACTAGTATTGGTCGTAGCAGCATCAGTGACCTGACCAGGACCAGTAATCTTGGTGAAAGTGGCGGTACCGTCGATGACGGAGAAGTTGCCGGTCCAGAGGGTGCCCCTGTCGTTATCATTGCCCCCGAGCGCAATGAACTGCTGAGTCAGTTGTGCCGGGAAGGGAGCCCATGCCATGCCCTTGACAGGACACGTTGCCCCCGAGGAATCCTTGATCGTGGTGCTATTGTACTGCGTGCGACCCGGTGCCCGGAACAGGCCCGGATCATGCGCACGGTACACACACTCGTCAGCAGCCTGGACCTCACCCTCGATGAGGAGGGCTGGGTCCCGCGCGGTGACGAGACCGCCGTTCAAAAATTCGGACACGAGTGGCATCAGCTATTCCTCTTGTGGGGACAGATGAGTCCCTTAGTTTTCACTAGGTGACAGTTAGCACAAAGAAGTTGAATGTCTAGCGGCTGGTTATTCAGTAGATGACGAATAAATGCGGGACCCATGCCCGTTTTCTTACGATCATGCTTCCCATCATCATTGACATGGTCGAATTGGAGGAAATCGTACTCCATCTCACCACAACAAGTGCATTTTCCACCGTAGAGATCAACTGCTTGATGTCTAAGTCTGCGGTATCGTGAAAGAGTACTTTCTACTTGTCGTCTCTTCGCTGCTGGAGTATGTTCATCTCCGTGCGTTGCGTACCGTTTCCGGAAATACTCACGTTGCTCTTCTTTGTGTTCCGTTCGATAGCGTTTGTTATACGCAGCAGCGTCGGCCTTATTCTTGTGTGCCATTACCCCATTTCCCCGTAATACAGACTAAAGCTCGAATTCGACCACAAGGGCCTCGGCAGCAAGCCGCCTTCCATCTGAGAAATCAACCGTGTCTGTTCCTCTTCCTCGCAAACTTCCTCGTCGTCCGTCATGGCCGACTGAAGTGCCGCCTGGGCACTGGCCATCACGGCCGGGAGTCGATCACTCGTGGCGTCCTTCTTCTCCAGGAGCTTCCACTGAGCGTAGTCGAGAAACTTATAGAGATACCGATCCGGAATGTCCAGCGGGTCCGAGTCATGGTTGAACTTGCGGTAATACTGCATGAACAGCGTATCGTAGTGTGCTCCGACAACTCCCTGTGGAATGCGGAATACACGCACACGGTACGTACCGTAGTTCTGGGACTCCGCACTCACGGGATTGTACACCGTGTAAGCAACCGGAAGACCCTGGATCGTGTGATCGATGATCTTCGTGTTCCAGTACCGGTACTGAATATAGTCGAGCGGAAGCCGCTTCTCCGTCATGCGCGCATGGTACGGCGCAAGGAAGTCCGGATACAGGTTATACTCCTGCTGTCCAGCATTCATCGGAATGTTACCTGCCACCGTAAGCGTGATCGTTGTTGAACTAGTCGGCGCGAGCGAGAGCGTAATTGACGCGATGGTACCATCCGTAGCCCGAGTGATCGTCGCTACCGTCGTGCCAGCCTGGATATTCGATCCCGAGACAGCGACGCCGATGTTCAGTCCGTCGAAAGCCCCCGACGAGGGAGCGGAGACTGAGACGTTACCACTTACAGTCACGACACTGGCAATAGTAAAACCATTGTCTGTATCTTTAAGCATGTAAAACCAATTCTTGGCGGCTTGCCAGTCTTCGAATGAACGATGAATCGCCTCATCTGCCATACTCAAGATTGAGCTAGCATTAGCACCGCCGATAGCTCGTGCGATATAGATTTTCGCGTTAGCCCGTGTCATTCCCATTGTTGCTCCTAAACTAGCGACTTGAGTCGCTTCAGGTTTGTGGAACCTGGACGGATGATCTGATTGCCCTTCGTGCGGGCGCGACAATCCTGGTAGAACTCAAATAGCGCCGGGATCGTGACCTGCGGTGTGCGATTCGCAAGCACCCATTCACGGGCCTTCGCGCCTAGGGTCCTGCGCAATGTCGCATCCTCAATGAGCCGACCCAGCTTGAAAGCAAAGTCCGTAGGTGACGTATACGTGAGACCGTTGACACCGTCGATGATCTCACGATAGGGGCCAACCCTCGCGGCGAGTGTAGCTTCCGGCTTGCTCCACACGGAGCCTTCGTAGAACTTGATGGCCGACTTGCCCCAGTTGAAGGCGTTATCTGCCAATGGGCACAGGTTGATGTCAGCGCGGAGTAGACCACGCTTGATCTTGAATGCTTCGTACGGAGTCCAGCCGTGGAACTCAAGCTGTGCCTCCGGGATGATGTCCGTGATCCAGTCGAACTTTTCGCCCCAGATGACCATCTTAGCCTGGGGGTACTTCTGCATGGTTTCCCTGATAGCTTCGCGCAGGGGATACCAGTCAATATAGTGCGACATACCGCCCTGCCAGAGGATGCGAACTTCGCCCTCGGGGGCCGGCTGGAGGGGGAATTCCTCGTAGTCTTCGGGCACTACAGTGTTCGGGAATACGTAGACGTTCGGCTGCTTGATCACATCTCTGAAGTAGGACGCGAGGCTGGGGCTAGGGACCGTAACGCCAGTCGCGGCCCGGATAACTTCCCAGCGAGTTTTCATGGTCTGAAGATTACGCGGGATATCGAATGGGGCCTGACCGGCTAGGGCCGTAGAGGCACCGTCTTCCCAGAGCGTGACACGCTCACCTTTCGCTGTCTCGTACTCAAGAGTCTCGCCCGGCTCAA